AAACGCCTTTCGAGCAGGGAAAACGTCTTTTAAGCAAGGGGTATCTTCTGATCGAATGTAGGAGTTTACGAGTGGTAGGGGTTTTCCGTCAAGGCAAGGCGGTCGTGAGCGATGGTGGGTAGATATTGTTTATTGGTATGGGGGTGATGCGGAGGGAGCCAAGGGAAAACGGGGGCGGCGATGGCGTGGGGTAGGTCCCGCTGGTCGTCCGTTCCCTATTCTCCTTTGGCGTTAGTGTAATATTAAAAATCGGATAGTGATATGACGAAAGAAGAAGCAAGAAACGTATTTGGCGGTAGTATAGTAAATAATCTGCTGTCGCTAGGGTCTGAGCCTACAAACGTGGTAAGGCAAGACGGGTTGATAGAATGGAAAAGTGATGGATATATAGAGGTAGGAGGCGTACAGGTATGGGCTTACTATTACTTTGAGGATGGAGAGGATGTTGATAGATGTGATTGGGCGGATCATATGGAGATAGAGGTAGAGGAATGTTGGATTTAAAATCGGCTGATATGAGATTCATGTATTTAACGGAGCTTAGAGAAAAGGATATATACGTAGGCGACAAGAAGTGCAAAAGAGTAAAAATATATGTAGGCAGACCGTTGAGGGATACGCCTAAAACCTATAAACAAATAGGCGGATTTGTAGCGAAAGAACTATCCGACGCTTATAACAGCGGTTGTGTTTCCATCTATGAAGCAAAGGATAAAACGCTCAGATATTCGGTTTATCGAGACGGTTGTTTTTATCCTTATTACGGGAAATTAGAGGTGGTAGAATAATACCAATGGGAACGGGCGGCGGTGTCACGGCGTGGTAGGCCACGGGTGTCTACCGCCGTTCTTTTTGGAGTGGTAATATAAAATACTAATAGTATGGACGAGATTATGAAATTACAAGATGAAGCGCTGCTTTATCTGCGTGATAATATTACAAAGGGTGAGGCGTATTATATCCTTACGACTGATAAGGAAATGATAGAGATTCTTATATCAGATAAGAAGGACGGAAGCAAACGTATCAAGATTCTTGATATGGAATATACTATCGAGAAGGATGATATGTTATTGTTGTTCGATACAGATGGGATAATAGACGAATGTCTTTTGGTTGCCAGCTGCATAGGGGTAAATATGTATTTTCGCAGGCAAGATGTCAACGCTATTTTGAATAACATCAATAGAGAGAAAGTTATGGGATATCCTTACATAGCTATTCAGTTAGATAATATACAAACTATAGAAAAGCGTAGGGTTATTTTCGATATAACCGGACATAGGATGGATGATAACAAAGAGAGAATAGATTTTATGTTTGTTTATTTTATGGCAAGATTATGCGTATAAGAAGAACTGTAAAGGAAAGGGATATTGTAAAGGTATGGGTATTCGGGTACGATCGAAAGCTTATAAAATCGGCGGCGGATTCCGGGTTCAGAAACATGTCGGAGGTATTATCTTACGCTAATTGTATGGCAGGAGATAAACCTGTAGATCATATTAGGGTCTCGAATGAGAGTCGTGGCTGGTGTGGATCGTATACTATATATGGTAGGGAGATAGATTAGTTTGATAGTGAACAACAAAGGAGGTGTGTATGAATAATGTTATAACAAACGCCAATGGCGTGAAGGTAAAAGTAAGGGTGTATGATATTGGTGATGGGGAGGTAGATAGATACACGATAATATGTGTAAGTGATAAGGGTAAAGATAGTAGTGGGTTGGTATATTATCCTGTGTTTGCATGCAGCGAAAATCCATTTCATCCACAAGGAATAGGAATATATGTTGGTGATTATTATCCATATAGGAGACATTCATACGATTTCGGTAAAAGAGTTAAGGATCTAGCATCCTTACCAGAAGAGGTGATTAAGTACATAAAAATAATAACGACATGAACGAAATAGTTTACAACAATTACGATTTAGTGGCTTTTGAGCAGAATGGAGAAGTGGTAGTGGCCGTAACATTTTACAGATATTACAAGAAGAAAGCTAAGGGCGAGGTTAATTATAGATGGAGAACCAGATGCCCTGAGTTGGTGGATAAGATTGTAAGACACCGTACCAAGGTGTTTACCGGCCAGCTTATTCAGTTAGCGAAGGCGTATGGGGAGAAAAGGGTCATTAAATATCAAAAACAGGAGGAAGAGGTATGTCAAAATACGACAGGGACGCTATAGAAATATATATACTAGATCATATAGATACTGATAATTACAAAAAGCAGTTTAGATATGATAGGGAGTATCTGGTTTTTATGCTTAACGTATTTAAGGATGAGTATAAAGAGCATATCAAAAGGGATGGGATTGAGAAAGCTTTCGAGGATTATATAATGACTCTGCCATCTATATTTAGTGTAGATGTAGCAAATTATAAGATCAAAGACTTGTTACGTTCATGGGAAGTGGAGTTCGATGATGATGATGATGAGATATACATCTTGTACAAAAAGATCATAAGGGAGGTTTTCTTCAAGATGTGTAATGATATGAACATTAGATTTTAGTTTGTTAATATTGTGACCATGACCTTGGCGGGGTGGAAGGATATATCATAATCGTACGTGTGCGGATATGATCCGGGGCCGGTTCCCGGCACCTTGGCGTAATTTAAATATAAGTAGTATGGAAGATAATATTTTAAAAAGAGCGGCAGCGGAATTAAAAGAAGCTGGTTGCAGGGTTTTCGCATGGCAGGATGATTTTTATAACAGGAGTTGGAACAAGGGTGATTATACGATGTTGTATTACGCCTTCCCTGATTCACCCAACATCGGGTATCTGAGTCATGGAGAATATGGAATGAGTGTAGCATATAGTAGAGCCTATATACCGAGCCGTGGAAGTGGATCGGGATGTCGTGTCAAGGAGGAAGCTACGTTCGATCTTGCGACGGCACTGGACGTGCTAAACGAGCCGTTACCTATGTGGTGTAAGTCTCATGGGGTTTATCCAGAACAATATAAGGATATTGATGGATGGTACAATAACAATAATCATAACAAAAAAATATTTAAGGAAATTTGATATGGAAGTAAAGGATTGGGAAAATCTGGTTTTGAATACAGAAGTAGGATCACATTGTTTTGTTACGCTGATTGATGATAAGGACATCAGTAGAGGTTATGCGCAAATCAGACGTGCGGAGCATTTCGGGTATAACATCTGTTTTACAAGGTTATACGGGAATAAGTTTTATTTCGAGAAGATAGAGGAAGGTCGTACACAACAATATATCAACAGGAGGAAATAGTATGGTAATAGAGTTTGATTTTGAGATATACAAAAACGGAGATTACGATAAGGTATATCTCCGCAACGGGAAAGAGGCGAGAGTATTATGTGATAATGGGAAGGGTAATCGTCCTATGGTCGTAATGGTTGAGGATGATAACGCGAATGATTATATTATTCTACGTTATAACGAAACTGGCAGGAGAAATATCAATAGTCAATCGAGTCTCGATCTTATGTTATCAGTGAAAGAGTGGGAGCCGGAATTATGGGTTGTTGTTATATCTTACATGGATAATAAGGATAAGAGGCAAAAGATGGTCTTACCTAATTTTTTCTCAAAGAATATAAGAGGGAATATATATCTTCAAGGAGGCTCTAAATCGAATGTATCATATTATGTTGGTAGGTTAGAAGAAGATGGGTGCTTCGATGAGCTGTGCGAGAAGATAAGGGTAAAAAGAGATCGTATTTATAACATGGAAATAATATCACTATCAGATGACAAGGCGACAGTTTAATCAGTTGATAAATGAGCTGGACGGCAAAAGCCCGTTTATCGTATTACATAGGGATGCCGTTGCGCCTAAATACGTGGGCGTGGAGGTGTCGAAGGATGGGGCAGTATACAGATATGCGATAATAGGGATAAACGATGAGTATAAGGCTAAAAAAGCCCTTATTTCGAAAATATTAGGCATAGCTAGTTACCTAAATGGCAATAAGCCCTTAAAAAAAGGTTAATTAGATGTATTTATGACCTGCGGCATCATATACGATATAATGCCGTGAATAACGTTGCATGGAGGGTATGTATGATAATATGATAGATAACGTATTCGTGTCTTGACATCATAATATTATGCCATTATATCCTCTTTTTGTATAAAAAAGATAACAAATGATATAAACATCTTGAATATGGATGAAATTAAGATAGGAGCTGAAATTGTATTTAATATAACCGGCAACCATAATATAGGATATGCCAAAGGGGAAAAGTGTATCGGGACGGTATTAAGCCGGGATAGTCGATCACGCCTTTATGTACGGACGATAGGAATGCCTAGGGCTTGTATTGATGAGCGGGATGTAGAGTGGGTTATTGATCCAGATGGGGATTTTGATATGGATGAGGCGATCCCGAATCCTGTGGCAAGGGAGTTGTATAAGTTGATGGGTAGGAATGTTTATACGTTAGGAAGGTCTCATGAGAGTATAAACGGCTATATCGTGTATGAGTGTATGATGATGGGCAGGAATTTAAGACACAATGTTATGTATCTGTTACATGATCATGGATTCGAGACACGGTATATTGATAGTTGTTCTTGGTGGATGACTAATGAGAGGCTGATGTCCGAGGTAACATATGCGGAGGGGAATATTTATATAGTTGTTCATGAGTGTATGGAGGATTATGTGGATAATGTGAGATTTGGAGAGGAGTTTTATAAAAACAAGGAAGTATGATAAGATGCTTACTCGTGACGGCGATGATAGTATTGACACCGCCAAAAGGGAACGGTGGTCTGCCCCACGCCCCAAGGCCTGCCGTGGTAGAGGCAAGGGTATGGGATAAGCTGGCGGCCGCCCTATCTTTCGTGGAGTCAAGGAACGACGATCGGGCGTATAACGCCTCATCCGGGGCCTTAGGGAGGTGGCAAATGAAAAGGATATACGTTGATGAGGTTAATAGGATATTACGCCTTAAAAGAGAGAAAAGGAGATATAGGTACGAAGATCGAACGAATCCTGTCAAGGCTAGGGAAATGTTCGAGATATATCAATCTCACCACAATCCTAAAAAGGATATAGATCGGGCTATAAGATTGCATAGGGGATTACATTCTCCCAAATATGTTAAGGAGGTTAAAAACAAATTGAGGAAATGATATGAATAAAGAAGTGCTGATAAGTATGGTCAATAGCGGTAAGATAAGATTCATTCCGTTAAGAAGATGTTCTTTATGTAATGAGTATATAGGATACAAATTCGTTAAAATGTATGACGGGAATACAATACCAGTGTTTTCTAGTGGATGTAGGTGTTGTGGCATAAATAATGGGACGCTATCAGAAAGGACTTGGGATGAGGTGCTTGATCTTGTCAAAACGGCACAAAATAAGCCTATGAATGAGAGAACGGAGGGAGATGAATTTATATTAAATAGTTTAATATAAGGAGGTATTGTATATGAAATGGGTGATAATAAAAGGCGTAAGGTATCCTATGTCCGTGGTGTCGGCATTCGCCGCATATTACGGGAACAATCCGTTTCTGAAGATACGGATAAGGAGCAAATATCACATAATTTCTTTTGATAATTTCGATTGTTTGAATATCCAGATAAGGTATTTGACTAACAACTATCCTGACTTCGTGCAGATAGGGAATTGGTATATATCCAAGAAGCAGGTGATGTCGTGGGGCCCAAGGGGCAGGCCGTGGACGGGTCGGGCTGGGTTATATCCTTCACCCTGTCCTTTGGTTTGGAGAACAGTACTCAAATTAAGTTCGACAAGGAAGAGGAGTATCAAAGAGCTTTAGATTGTTTAAATGAGAAGTTCAATGTAATATTATGAGTTGTATCATGAAAACCATGATACTTAGAGGAGTATTGAGATTGACAGTGATCAAGGCAAATGATGTTATTTAATTTTAAAAAATAAATTGTTATGGAAATAAGAGAGCATTTATCGGTTTATCTAGAGAGTGGATATCTTTTTGACGATATGTCAGAAAGATTAAAGTGGTTTGAGATTGATAAAATCTTGATCAGTTTTACATATGGAGTAGTTAGATATGTAGGAACATGGGGAGGATGTAGGGCTGAGAAGACATTAGATGGGAAATTATTTTATTCGTCCGAAGAATGTTTTAAAAAGGATAAGAGCATCCCTAAGACAAAACTATCAATATATGATGTTTTTAAGTCATTATACGGATTCGCTCCAATAGGTGATGTGTGGAAATACAAAAACGGAAGAGCTGTCAAGTGTAAGTTGGAATGTTTTGATGTTGAAATAGATAATAAAGGAAAAATTTATTGTAAGGAAACATATTACAGAACATGTGAAGATGTGTATAAATTCAATGACTTGACTGTAGTTGACAAGAATGGAGACATGAGATTAGTAAAATCTTCAAAAAGTAAATTAATGCTTACTGATGATCAATTAGATGTTGTGGAGAGAATGAAAGGCGTCATTGATGACATGGTTAGGTTAAAGATGATTATGTATATTGATCAAGACTATAATCTTTGTTTTCTGCCGGGAGATAAAATAGAAGATTTGACAATGGATGAGACAGATGGATTTGTGGATACCACCGGTATAGTGACATCTATAAAATCTAAGGATGTAGTGGAGTTTTATGTAGAAACCCCATTCGTAAAGATAAAGGATGAGTAATATCTGAATCTGGATTGTGGTGGTTCGTGAGAATAGCCACAATCATATCTCTAAACGTGAACATAAGGAGGTACGTATGTCATTCGATTGACATTAGGGATCTAGTTATATTAAAAGAGGAGGGATTATGAAAAAGATTGTATTAAGACTGTATGAGTTTGATGAGCTGTCAAAAGACTCACAAGAAAAGATCATAGAGCGTGAGCGCTGGAATGTAATGGATTGTTGCATGGAAGCTTATGGTGATGATTATATAAGCACCATGAAGTCTTTTGGGGATCTGACAAATACTGAGGCTTATGATTGGGAAGTTGGATATACGAGGTATGATTTTAGATTCAAATTCAAGTACAATGATCCTATATGCTGTCATCCAACTGATTATGATAAGGATATATATCCTAATAACTTATGTGGCAAATTACTGTTCAGGTATATCAACAACAACATTATGCCACGTATTATCAAGGGCAGGTATTTCTCCACGTCAGGTAAATATATTGATGGGAAATACAAATACAAGCACAAATATAGTAGGGTGATGTTTGACTATGGGAATAATTGCCCATTGACAGGGATGTGTTATGATTTATATATCTTGAAACCGATAATTGATTACTACGACGCATGGTGTACTTATCCGGAAGATTTTTCTTTGGAGGATTTGATAGAACAATGTTATGATAACTTCTTCAATTCATGGCATGAAGAGTACGAGTATTGGGCGGATAATGAAGACGCTATATGTGAGGAGCTTCGTAATAATAATCAACTTTATTATGAAAATGGAGATGTTTATGTTGGATCATTAAATGAAATAGCATGAAAACACAAGAAGAATATGCCCGTGAGATTAACGAGATTGTTCTCCATAATGTAGAAAGTCATCAGAGTGATTGGTTTGAGATCGATAGAGAGATATTTATGCAGTCAGAGAATAAGGACAAGACATTCATCTTAGGAACTCGTAAGACCGGATGTGATATAATTATACTTGGTGGCACTAATTGTAATGAAAGCAGTATGAATTGGCTTTTTGGGAGTCTTGGCAATGAAAACTTCTATGTATGTCAGCCTCTTGCTCCTTTGGGATCGTCTCGAGAAATTAAGAAGGTAAATCCTTTGTATGCTTTCAAGGTGGCTGCTGCTTATTTCAAAAATAAAGGAATGGTGCCAGTATTTGAAAATTCATGTTGTAGATTAATGAAGCTATGAATATAGAGTTGATAATATACAGACTTCCAGTTTATTGGGCTTGTGCTCTGATAAATGGTGATTATACTGGTTTATCAGATGAAGAAGAAAGGGAAATCAATAATTTCCTGAAACAAGCGGAAGGTAGTCCTGTAGATGTGGATTGGGAAACACAAGGATTCTACCGTTGTAATGACGCAGGAACACTCCCCGGAGAATGTGCGGATTTTATTTTCCACAAGTATAATGATTAGGTAATTATATACCAGTTTACACCTCCCTACCAATAACTATTACCAACAACCATAAACTATATAAATATTATATTTGTTGGGTAAAAAGCTCTTTAGGTATCTGGATTGAAAAACCGGGAGGATGTTCCTCCCGGTGGGAATCACCTTTTATGTTTACACTTGCAAGGTGTAGATCGTCTGTGTCCTTTAACGACGGTTATACTACCATCGCTCTTTGTACGTGGGTAAGGATGCACAGATACGATCTTTTTCCCCTTTTTGTTTTAGCCATAATTTTTAAGATTATAGCATTAAACAACGCTGATTCACGACCAGCTGCCGACTGATTTTCAGTCAGTTTTTTTTAATTCAAGATACCTAAGAGCTTTTTATAATATTTGTCACAAATATAGTTAAAACATATATTTTGAATGATTGTGTCCCAGATTCTTATATTTACAATTAACATTAGTTATATTTTACTCGATCTGATTAAGTTTCATAATATAGTATCTTTGCCCCACGTATTAGAATAAAGACGTAGAAGCGTTAAGATATTATCTCGTATTTGGAATCTGGACAATTTCAACCACTCGGGATAATAGACAAAGATGCCTCCTACGCCTATGTTGTTATATTTATACCTCTAGGGGCAAACTATACACAATCATAAGGCGTGGGGCTGTTGTTTGTTATCGAGTGGTGGGCAGTCCAGAGCCTCAAATACGGTAACATCCAATAGTCCCCACGCTTCTTTTATTTAGGAACCACCGAACGAAGGGGACAGGGAGGATAAAAGCAATAGATTTATGGTAACAAAAGTGAGATTTATGTATTTCTTATTGATGTACATAATGCTTATATTTTCATCATGCGGAGATGATGGAAATGAGGATTGGGAAAATGGAGATAAAAACACTTCGCAAACAGAGTTTAAACTCTCTCCACCGGATTGGTTGATAGGTACATGGAAAAATGGTGATGGACTAGGGATGTTAACATTTCAATGTACTAAAGACAATGTAATATATGGATTAGATGGCGCTTCTATGAATTTCGTTAAGCATGCCCAAGAAAGTGCCGCATTTTACAATCAATCCAATCCACCCTTAGGAGATGTAAAATTGTATGAGGAACTACGAGGTAATAATAATTACAAAGTCGTATTAAGTATAACCCAGATGGGGGTTGAGAACAAGATTTTTGTAGAGATATCCAAAATATCATCTACGGAAATATATATTAACACAGAAGAATATAATTCACAAACTAAATTCACCAAGGTAAGATGAGAAAAATACTATATGCGATAGCCTTTTTATTTTTAGTTGTTTCCTACTCCTATTCACAGGGGAGAACACAAGATGTTGTTTATCTAAAGAACGGGAGTGTAATCAGAGGTCTTATCATAGAGCAAGTACCAAACAAATCCATAAAAGTACAGACCAGAGACGAAAGTATCTTTGTCTATCAAATGGATGAGATAGAAAAATTAGGGAAAGAAGAGGATACATCTTATTCGTTTAAGAAAATATTAGGCCCTAAGAGGACTTATGATATTAAAGGGTATCGAGGATTTTTGGATTTGGGATATACTACGGGGGATGATGGATGTATATTTAATGATAGGAATTATTATTGTAAGAATACTTGCTGTATTAATGTAGATAGAAAAGACAGTACGGATATTATATATAAAGAAGTAAAAAGATCATGAGTTTAATAGATAAATTAGAGGATTTGGTGATCAAAGTAGACACCGAATACCAACAGAAGATGGAGGCGGTGATCCGGGAGATAGTTCCGGGGATGCCGGAAGGGAACGTGCGCCATGCCGCCGAGTGTATGTGTACGGACAGGATGGGGAGCATGATGGATATCGATATTTATATATTAAAGGAAGAGGATAGACCTTACGAATGCCATTATCTAAAGGATCTGCTGGAGGATAGGGTAGCTAGAATAGCCAAAATGCATGAGGATGAAAGTTATACATACAATATGGATGATAATTATTGGTGCGCCACATGTGGATCCCATTCTCATAAAAAGGATTCTGAGACAGGGTATTGCTGGCATTGCGATACGGTTAATTGGGTTAAAGAAGATGGAGCAGATGTTAGGGTATAATTACCAAAGAATAAATATGAATGATAGGAGAAAGGATAGTATTAACTATTAATAATGTTTATTTAATTTAATTCAAAAACAAAATGTCTACTTTTGTAGACACATAAAAATTGCATATATGAAAAAGAGTGAGTTTGTAAAGAAATTGGAGAAGATCATCGATATGGTTAAGACCGAAGATGATGGTTTCGAGTATGGTGGCAAAGTCATTTTCTATAAAGAAGATGATAGTAACTATGAAGTCTCGGTAATGAATATTGAGATGAATTTGGAAGTAGAAGCCAATGTTATGGCTGGTATGGATGATATGGATTTTACCTGCCTTATGAGGGAGGTTTATAAACAAAAGGCGGTAAAGGCTATAATGATGGAGAAGGATGACGATGAAGACTATTAATGAGATGACCGATCAGGAGATATATGATCTTACTGACGAGCAGATAGATAGATTGATCATAACAAGATGCGCTAAGGAGGGTGTTAGGTTTGTGGACGAACCTCCAGTTATGAAGACATACGACTATAAACCTATTTCTCCATCTAATTTCTTCTACCTTTTAGAAGGATTGAGCATAGCTGTTTTTAATCAGGATGATGCTATTAAAATAGCTAAGTTCTTAAGTAAGTTTGATTTATACAAGACTACATACGATTTCACTATATCCAATGAGAAGATATATAATAAGTTGGATATAATCAATATCAAACATATTCCAATGTTTGATACGAAAGATGAGGAGTCCTACAAATCTATAAAGGACAAGAATAATAAGATTGAGGAGGAGTATAAAGATCAGGTAGATAAATACAAGAAGGATATAAAAAGAATGAGTGAAATCCATGCCGAGATCTGGTCGAAGGTAATCGATGTAAGAAATAAGATTGATCATATGAATCATCTTAGATTCCTTTTTGTAAAGGAATATCTTCCGTTGGTGGATCATGATACGAATACGGCTATGACGTTTTTTAAGAAAGCTTATGACGTGGATGATGATACGGAAAGATATATTCGTGAAGGGATAAAGGATTACCCATTGTTTAACAACAACATAGATTAATAAGATGCACAATTGGTTTAAATGTACGGTTTCTTATGAGACCGATGCCGAGAATGGCATGAAGAAGAAGGTTAAGGAAGAATATTTAGTAGATGCTCTTTCTTATACCGAGTGTGAAGCTAGAATCATAGAGGAGATGAAACCGTTTATCTCCGGTGAGTTTAGTGTTGATATCAAACGATTCCGGATAGCGGAATTATTCGCCATGGATGGAGACCGGTTCTATAAGGTCACGGCTGATTATATTACGATAGACGAGAAATCGGGCAATGAGAAACGCAAGGCGTTTAACTACATCGTTCGGGCCAATGACCTTGATCATGCCAAAAAGAATTTCGAGGAAGGCATGAAAGGAACCATATCAGACTTCGTTGTCACTTGTATCAAGGAAGAGAAGAAACTGATGGACTTTTACGAGTTTGATGGTAAGATCAGGAATCCGGAGAAACATGAGAATAGTAAGCAATAAAGCTAGCTATGAGACCACATCATCCGTCGCCGAGAAGTTGATGGAGATAAGCAAGATGGAGGGTACGATTTATCGTATCCTCACATTGTCTAACAAAACTTATCTAGCTTCTAAATTAGGATATAGCAGATCGGGGTTCTATAAAAAAATACAGAACAGGAATTTTAATATCCGGGAGCTGGCTCAGATATTCGATACGATCATCAACTTCAAGGATCAAGATTGGACTGAGGGTAAGATTAATAGGCTTAAGAGGTATAGGGCTATGAGCCTTATGGAGTTCAACAAAAGTTATAAAAAGAAAAAGGCATGAGAGGTAGGATGTTACCGTGTGAGAGATGCGGAAGGATGGTAACCATAAGGAGTAAGGGGTTATGTCCCGCATGCAGAGCCAAGGAGCTACCGCCAAAGGAAAGGGCGGCGATACGGGTGAAGGCCAAGCCAAAGGGGAAGAGCCTAGCCGTTTTCTTTGGCGCCCATGTGGCTAGATTGAGTATGACAAGGAGATCTGCTACCGGCGCATACATACCATGCCCGGGGGTAAGCAACATATGCCACTTATACCCTAAACGGAAATATAAATCAGTTGCTGAGGATAATGATAACATTATCTACTTGACGGCTGATGAGCATACAAGATTCGATTATCTATTAGATACGATGGATTTCAGCCGGCTCTTGGACGAGTTTGGCAACGTATGGCTGTTGGCAGCCAGAAGGATGAGGGATCTCGCACCTAGAGTCGAGGAGGATGGTAAATTAAAAACCAGATTATTATCATGGATAGAAGAAAACAAAAATTACTTCTAGCTCTTGGATACGAAGCTATAAGTGATACGATATATAAGAAAGGCACGGATATGGAAGTCATAAGCGATCAAGAATCGTTTGATGATATGAGAGTCCGTTTATCCAAAAAACATCATGTGGTTATCACGGATGATGGTATTGTAATAGAGTTTGTTCATAATAAGACAATGGACGAGAATGCGTCATCATATTATTGGCGATCATCGTTACCAATATTAAGATCATATCATACAGATCCTAAATTTACCGCTTTCTTTGGCATATTAGACGTTTTATCAACGGTTCCGAAGGAAGATATCTATGAGGAAGAAAAGCCTGTTGACGAGCCTAAAAAAGAACCTGATGAGGAGATAGAAATTGAGTATGATCTGGAAACTGAGCAACAGTATTATGCCGCTGAATGGATCAAGGATATCCCGACACCAGTCTTATACAGAATGACCGTGGCTGGCAAGCGTGTTTATTATGAAATGGGAGCTGATGGATACCCTATCATATATGATGGGGCTACCAATAATATTGCGAATGGGTATTGTGATACTTCCGGGGCATTAGAAAAATGGAAAAATGAGATGAGACTCAAGGGTAAGGATCCTGATGAGTACGCCAACTACCGGGCTGACTTGGGTACGATCATGCATTACTTATTTGGATTGTATCTGACGGGAGTTAAGATAAAACTGATTCCAACATGGATAAGAAAAGCTGTCAAGGAAGCTAAGTTGAGAATAGACAAGTATAGGATGGAGCGGATATTAGTGGATAATATGGATGAGTTGATAGAAGACCTAATATCATTCGCTATATTCTGTAAAGAAAGACATGTAAAACCGGTATTGATCGAAAAGATGCTGAGGTCAAGCAGATTGAAGGTGGCTTCCTCTGTGGACGCCGTGGTGGAGATGGATAGCGAGCCGGAAATGGTGGAGATAGAGGTCGAGACAGGAGAGCTCTATAAGACTGGAGCCAAGAAAGGCCAACCTAAGACAGAGAAAAAGAAGATAAAGAGATGCAGGAGGATATTCGCTATATTGGACTTCAAATCAAACAGGAAAGGCAATTTCTATGACGAGTATGCTTTCCAACTTGAGTTATATAGAAGAATGATACAGGAGAACTATGGAAAGATATTGGAGATAGAGGAGATATATAACTTCGCTCCGGGTGATCCTACCGCAAAGACCAGCCAATATAAGTTGAAGAGACAGACTGACAACCCTATATTGAATATGGCTACCGTAGTATATCTTCAAGGTAAGTATAAGTTTGAGAAAACCAATTATACGGTTACGTCAAGGATCGGGTCTTTAGATATAGAGGGTGATTTTGAGTTGAATGGTTTGATAAGAAAAGAGTCGCTGAGAGATTATATATATAGAGTGATGAGTGAGAGGAGAGGATGATGGAATTTAGGGAGTTCAATAAGAGCGTTCATCGGTATGAGCTGGATCATAGCAAGCCAAGAAGGAAGCTGACGTGCCCTCAATGCGGCAAGGATAAGTGTTTTACGCCGTACGTGGACGTAACCACCGGTCAGATCGTTGGAGAGCAGTTTGGGGTGTGTGATCATAAAAATAAATGTGGTTACTTTAAATATCCAACAGGGAGCGAACTTGGGAACAATGATCTTTTTACCGATTCAAACAAAGTATTAAGGAGGTACAGACCTCCTATGGATCCGGATATAGCCAACTGCATTCCGGTAAGCAAGATGTTTGAGACGCTTAATCCTTTCGAGACATCCGATCTTCAGGATTATCTATCCAATATCTTCGGATCGTATCATACCAATAGGGCATTTAGCTTGTATAAGGTGGGGATGATGAGATTCGGGGACTGGGGTAAGTGCTGTGTGTTCTGGCAACTGGATAAGAATTGGGTGGTGCGGACCGGGAAGATAATGGACTACGGGCCTGACGGGAAGAGGGTAAAGGTTCCCATGGATCACGTATGTTGGGTGCATATACTGGACGGTCAGGATTACCTGCTTAGGCAATGCCTGTTCGGGGAGTTCCTTATCAACTTCTATCCCAATGACGCTCCGGTGTATATAGTAGAGTCAGAGAAGACGGCTGTTATCTGCAACATCGTGTACCCTAGTAGGTTGTTCATGGCCTGTGGCGGTATCCATATGTTGAAGAGGGAGATGGTAGAGACATTGGGTAGGAGGCGGATAGTCCTGTACCCGGATAAGGGCGACGCTTTCAACGAATGGAGAAAGAAGGTAGACAAGGATATGAGGGGGATGAATATAGAGATAAGTGATTTTCTAGAATCAAAACCCAATATAGATGAGGGGATGGATATAGCGGATTATTTTATAATTAAACAAATTTACAATAATGGCAAAGGTAGTTGATAATTACAAGGGATTCAAGGTGCTTGAAATAACAAGACAGGAGATGATGGATAAGCTTACCAGATATGGGTGCTTAGGTATTTGCGATATGTGTAACAGACCTACATCCGTAGGTTATTACGTGGCGGTGATCAATCAATGGATGTGCGAGGACTGTTACAATGATTTCATCAAGTCAATTGACAGGTATGAGAAGGACATGAAAATAGAAAACAAGAATTTTAATAGATTCTGCAATCTATTTAATGTTGAGATAGAAGAAAAGGTATGAAAGAACTGTCTTTAGCCCAGAAAGCTATGTTAAACGGGTCCATATGCCCATACTGCAAGAACCCGTCCACTATGATAAATACGGTAGAGGGGAAGCAAGTAGGGTGCGAGAAGTGTGGGGCTTGGATGAGGTCTGATTCGATGGGTAAACCAGTAGGGAGATTGGCGAAACCAGAGCTTCTTAGGGCCATGGATATAACAGCTATTGAGATCGATAGGTTCTTGAAAGAGTCGAGTTATGAAAGGAAAAACTTTTACAAAGAGTTATCCAGTGAGCTAGGAATACCAGAAGAGCATGTGTCTCCGTATAAGATGTCCTTATTATCATTGCTTAATGTTATGAGACATATCAAGGTATATGGGAAGAACCATATACAGATACATGAGGGTACCACGATAGGTAAGGCTTGCTCTAGGCACGGAGCGGTGGCGATCGGGAGTAACGCCTGCCACGGATGCCCGGAGTTTCTGTTTCATGTGGTAGACAATACAACCAATACGGTAGTCTGTGATACAGACATGAGTTATGGAGATTATGTAGGTGAAAACAAATAAATTTGGGCAATAATATCAATAGAATAAAAAATGAAAGTAATTTTTATTCATAAGCCAACAGAATTTTATGTTGGAGGATCGGTGTACAACAAATCTTATTGCAAGGATAAGATGATAGAAAAAGGCATCAGCGAGAACCGGGCAGAGATGCTTAGTGATATAATAGGCCCATACGCATGCATATGGGAGGTGGAGAACGGAGATGACCCTTATGAGAGTATGAGATCTAGGCTAAAGGATAAAGCTTCATATCTGGATGGAGAGGATCTTATCATGGAGAATTATGATGATGAGGAGGACGAAGAGGATGGGGAGATCGACTGAATATTACAGAACACATCCGGAAGCCAGAAAGAAGAAGGCTGAGACGGATAAGAAGATCAACGCCAGACCTGAGCAGAAAGCCAAGAGACGGGAGTTGGGTCGCAAGAACTACAAGACCGATAAGTTGAAAGGTAAAGCCTATCGGAAGGGAAAGGATTTATGCCATACGGCTAAAGGACTTAGATATAAATCAAGATCAGCTAACAGAGGGTCTAAATCCGATACGGCTGGCGATAGAAACGCAAGAGGATGAGTGAGGATAGGATATGGAGGTCATCCAAGGAGATTATCATGGATGCCTATGAGAGGATAAGAAAGTATCAGTCGGGAGAGCTTCTCCCGGCTCGTACTGGATACGCTTATCTTGACAAGGCGTTGCTGGGCGGGTTCTACCCACAACATGCGGTGGCTATCGGCGCTAGGCCCGGAGTGGGCAAGTCTTATTTGGCGCAGAAGATCATGAGCAATGTGATGAATGTCAATATCAATCCACAGGCAGATGATTATGTATGGTTAAGATGTGAGTTTGAGATGAACCCAGAAGATTTGATGTTGCGTTCACTATCAAAAAAAATGGGAAAGGATATACAAGATATTCTCCTTAACGAGATGTCTGATGAAGAGATAAAGGAAATGCAGAAATGTCTTAAGGAGGAAAACTCCAGCAGAATAACATACATTCCTAAACCATCGACAGTAGACGAGCTTCAGAACTTCTTATGGAATAGTTATATGCCAGCGAACAAGGATAAGAAAATGGTATTTGTATCCATAGATCATACAGCTCTTATACAAGGCACGGGTGACGCTAAGAGGAATATAGATAGTCTGATAACCATGTGCAATATAGCTAAAAGGACTTTTCCTAATATTTTCTTTCTTATAATATCCCAACTCAATCGTGATATCGAAGGACGACGGGATCCAAAAGATCATATGCCAAAGCAATCTGATTTTTATCAATCAGATACATTGGGGCAATTGTGTACGGCTATGGTAGCGTTAAATATCCCGAAGAGATACGGATATTCATCATACATGCAATTCCCGCAAGGCTGGTATCCTAATCTGGAACGTTTTAAGAGTGAATCAAGGCGCTCTTTCCGTGTAGATGGACTTATATTCCATCATATAGTAAAAGTCCGTCAAAGATCATTAGAGGAGATTGATGCGATACATGTAGATATTATGAAAGGATATGAGCGATATTATCCTGATGGAGGGGTGGTGCACCAAGAAAGACCAGGAGGCTCGGATGCCCCTGTGGGTAGCGGCAAGCCGGACACGACAGTCGTTACGCTACCGCCCCCGCCTCCCAGTATTCCATTGGAGCAGCAATACATACCGCCTAGCGATGATTTTAATGTAGTACATGACGAAACACCATATTAATCATGAGACTTAGAAAGAATTATTTGCTTGTTATTATGAAAGGCATGGAGATGTTGTTAAAAGCCAACTTCTCCACCGAGAATAAGATGGGCATACGGGAAATTATATCCTATTTAAAGGAGATGTCTGAATACAGCATTAGGTATATCATCAATCGGGAACGGGAAAAGGAGATCATTAACATCTGCGAGGAGGTATCCAAAAAAGTTCAGGAGTATAAGAGGATGAACGACAACTCTATGGTATTGGAGTTGGAGAATCTGAAGCGGGAGGTTGTAGCGGTAGAGGATCTTCTTAGCTCCTACAAAGGTGTTCTTGATGCTGAGCTAGTGATAGCCGAGGATGATATCAGGATCATACGGGACAAGATCGCTATAAGCCTGAGGGAGGACGGAACATGCAAGAGCATGACTGATGCTGATAAAAGGGCTAGGGTGGATGTAAGATACGAGAGAGCGTTAGAGGATTATCGAATCCTTCTAAGATGCGCCAATACGGTTAGGGCTAAGATGTCGGTTATAGGGCATCTTAATCAATCAATAAATCAATCTATATCAGTTGGTAGGGTTGGTATGGCTAATGAATCTTATACGGTAAAGCAATATGAAAAAGGGAAAGAGATTATCGAAAGCAGACGGCCTTAGGGTATTGACAGAGGCTTATGATTCTATAAAGAATTACAGCGAGAGCTGCATGTGTATAGCTATAGTCGAATCGGCGGATATGCTTGGATTAGCGCATGATGATGATCTGGCATATGAGCTTATACCTGAGTTAAGGATGTTTAAACCTATAGATAAGCATCTCAATAGCTTTTGGTTTGACTGGGATGAATGAGATAAAAGGCTGTGCATACTCAAGACATTGATAGACATATATAGCGATAATGATCATTCTGATATATTAGAGAGAATAAGTAGAAAGATCAGGTCAATATTTTAACTTGTTTACGTATGTATATAAATTTCGAGCAGATGATGACATCAGGATTAACGATGTCTGACGTCGGGTATCTTCTGATGATCCGGCAGAAAGAAGAGATGGCTAACACCATTCCAAAGGAGAAAATAGATAGTTATAAAGCATCTGGTTATATTGAGCTTCAGAAGAACGGGAAGTGGAAGATAACACCAAGGGGAGGATCGCTGCTGATGCTGATAGAGACACCCGGTCTGACACCGGAGGTCGAGGGGATCCGGGACCGTATCGTTGGGGTATATAACGATATGGGTAAGGATACAGGAGCTATTAAGGAGGTAGAGAAAAGGCTCGTATGGTTCGTGGCTAATACCAACTTCAAGGAAGAGCCTATAGTAAGAGCCGTAATATCCCACATAGATCTTAAACGTGAGTATACGATGAGATTGGATAACTTGATCTGGAAACCATCAAATGTGTATAGTGTGCATATGAGTTTATCGGAATCAACGTTATTCGATACGATCATAAAAATGTATGGCATGACGTCTGACTTGTATCTTAGGGAGAACAAGAACAAGGAACTGGCATGGTTGTTCGCCATAAGCCGGCTTCCGGATCCCCCCAAGAGAATGGATAAGGAATACGCCATCACGGGCGATGTTAAGATGGATATCGAAAGGATATCGGATATAAAAAAAGAATTAGGTAGAAGATTGAAAATGTCGATTTAGTATGGAAAGAAAAGAAGTTGAAAAAGTAGTCAAGGAGGCGATATTCGAGAAGATGGGTGAATTTAATGGTCTTGATCATGCCGCTCAGATAATGAACGAGGATAAGCTGGATACGGATATGGCTGTGGATTCCCTTGATTTTATAGAAGTCGTAATGGAAGTGGAAAAGAAAACGGGTAAATGTATACCCGATGAGGCACTTGGCGTCAAGCCTTATCACGAATTGACGGTAGGAGAGCTTATAAATATGTTGGATGATTATTTAGAGGATTATGAAAAGAGATGAAATATTGAAGATAGCGAGGAAAGAGATATTCGAGAAAATGCATGAGTTCAATTACATTAATAATATAGAGGTAATTGACGATGTAAGAGAAGAAAGTAATTTGTCATCTGATCTAGCTATGGATCCATTTGATTTATTAGAGGTATTGATGGGGATTGAAGAAAAGATGGATATAAGGATACCGGATGATGTCTTTGGCGATAAATCTGTCGATGAACTAACTGTAGGGATTTTTGTGGATATGTTGTATGATTGGGTTAAGGGTAAATAATGGATTTCGGATATGATGATTGGGAAGAGGGGTTAGAGACCCCTCTTGTCGATGATTGTGATGACGATCATGAGGAGGAAGAATATGATTTCAGTTAAGGAGTTAAGACCGGGCAATCTTGTAAAAGACAAAGCTGGTGATATATGGAGAGTAGGGTGCGTTACCGGTATGCGTAATGAAAGTGGATCATTAATCCTTGAACGTGAGGTTGATGATGGGATAATGAAATGGTATTCCGGGGAAGATGATGTCATACCTATTGAGATAAATGATAATATACTTGATACTATCTATTTCAAGCGTGATAAGGGGCGGGATGTATATCGAGGCTACGGAATATCTATAGAGATTTTTGATGATGGGTATTATCTTAGCCTTAGGGATCTGGAAGACGATCTAAGCGATCCTATTCAGATTAAGGATCTTCACCGTCTACAAAATATATTAATAGACTTATACGGACTTGATATAAATATAGATAAACTTTATGGTAATACCGGAGAATAATTTGTTATGTAAGGTTATAAACGGAGAAAAGGTTCTCGCCGCCTCTTACTCGCAGATAGACACGTTCGTCCAGTGCCCATATAAATGGTATAAGACTTACGTGGAGGGTCATAGGTCCACGGAGAAGCATGAGGCTACGTCATATGGTACGGTTATCCACCAAACGATGGAGTATTTCTTCAAGAACGGATGCAGGCCTTCTTATGAGGATATGAGCAAGGCATTCAACTACTACGCTGATATAGAGAAAATACCTTTTGATAGCGTAAAATCTCAGATCGAGTCCATGCAACATGCGGCTAGACTAATAAGATGGATTGTAGGATTGTTTGAGAAGGATGCTGCTGGCAACTATAAGAAAATGTGGTCGGATCTTACGCCAATGGAGAAGGTGATCCGGGGGTCGAGACCGGCCGGCGTGGAGGAGGGCTTCGTCCTGCCCTATAAGCTACCCAAGCCCCTTACCTTGGATGGCGTGACATACGATAAGGTACATATCATAGGATCGGTGGACTGGCGTGGAGAGTATAAGACAAAGGACAGGATAGCCATGTATACGATAGACTGGAAGTCCGGGAGAAAGTTATTCGATGAAGATAAGCTGCTTCACAATCTCCAGCATCCGATATACGCCTTTTACATACTCAGAAAATATAAGGTATTGCCGGATATGTGCAGCTATTTCTTTACCCGCATGCTGGACAATCAGAACGTGAAGGTAGATAAGGAGAAAGTAGAGAGATCGGTCAAGGAACTTAACGATATTCTCCTTGACATGTATGATTTCGAGACAAATAAAATAGATAGCTATCAAGCTCACGTTTGGGACGACGCCAAACAGGGGTATAAGTACGAGAAGCGCTACCTCATGGGACGTCAGCCGGCCTGCCTTGAACCCCGCCCCAAGCCCTTGTGTTTTTGGTGCGATTTCTCGATCCACAAACAAGGGACATGCAGGTACTCATCGGATTGGGATGAGTCAAAAAGAAAGAATAAAAAAGATTAACTTTATTAAAAAGCCTAGGTAAATATCTAGGCTTTAATTATATTTGTGTCAATAAATAAATGATTATGGATAAAAACGAAAGAGAAAAACAGGTATTGGATCTTCTGATGTCTAGAAAGGATATCAGGAAATTGGTAGAGAAATCAAATGAATGTTATTCTAAGATGGATTTCGTTGGCGCCATGAAATACCGGCAAGAGATAAAGGATATCGTAGATCGAGAATCTAAAATCATGTTGACAAAAAGTGAGTCTTTGATAGGCTTGATGAATAATGCTGATAATGAATATAAATTCAATATGCTGGTATGGCTACATTCCATGATGTGTATGGCGGATGTATTTAACGGGATATTGGAGGATTTCAAGGATGGGGTAAGAAAAGCCAATGGCAACTCCAAGTTCGTTAAGTTCGATAATCTGGATCGGTTAATGGCAGAATGTAAGAAGGAGATTGATTACCTGATGAAAGGCACAAGTAAATCATTCCAGATATCTTTTGCCGTAAGAAGCGATGAGCTAAGGGAGATGATAGAGAATATGGTTGGCGACAATATCCGGGAAGGGTATGATATGTTTAAGGAAGAGGCTAAGATGACCAAGGAGACAGACAGGAGCAAGATAGAGGAATTTAATAAAAAGCTTGACCATGATCAAATGTAATATAAAGCTAGGCGATATAGTCCATACCCAGATAGGAGTAGGAGAGGTGATAGCCATAAGCAAGACCAAAGAGACTTTGATGGTGAAGATGGATGATGGTCGGGAATGCCCTATAAGACTAGAGTACGTAAAAGACGTTTTTGATAACTACAAATCCAAATGATTTACAAATTAAGACCATATCAAGAGGAGTGTGTTAAAAGTATCTCCGATTACATAAATTCTGATAGACATGATCCGGTATTGATCGTAGGTCCTGTAGGTTGCGGTAAGTCACTGCTGATAGCAGAGGCGGCTAGATTGATGGGAGATAAGACGCTGATTTTACAACCATCAAAAGAATTGCTGCAACAGAACCACAACAAGATAACGTCGTATGGCATACCGGCTACCATCTACTCCGCTTCCTGTGGAAAGAAAGAACTGTCTAACATGATATACGCCACGTTAGGGTCTATCAAGAAGGTTGTTGGTCAGCTTAAGGAGATGGGGATCAGGAACGTGTTGATAGATGAGGCTCATGCCGGGTATAGCCCGGAGGACGGCAGTGAGTTCATGACATTCATGAATGAACTGAAACCGAAAAAGGTGATAGGGTTTACCGCTACACCATGCAGGCTTAAAACGATGTCGATAGGGCAGGTGTCATATTCCCAGCTTAATTTCATCACTCGTATGAGACCGGTATATTTCAAGAACCTAATCCATGTCATACAGGTGGAGGAGATGATAAGGCAAGGATTTTGGACACCTCTTAAATATGAGACATGGGATTTCAATGGAGATGCCCTTAAACTCAATTCTAACGGCTCCGAATATACGGCCGAGTCTATTAGTGAGGCGGTGAGAAAAAATGGCTTAAACAACCTTATTTTGCGTCGATTGATGGTATTAAAAGACGTATGTAGATCTATACTGGTGTTTATGGATTCTGTTGAGAGCTGCAATACTGCCGCCGAATGGATGAACGCCAAGATATGCGCTGGCATGGCGGAGGTAGTTCACGGAGGCACGCCAAAGAAACAGCGAGAGGCTATAGTCGAGAGGTTCAAGTCGGGTAAGACGAAGGTAGTGTTCAACTATTCCGCCCTCGGTACGGGATTCGATCATCCGGGTCTGGACTGCGTGATAGTAGGAAGACCAACATTTTCATTCTCGTCGTTTTATCAGTGGCTTGGGAGAGCTGTCAGGATAAAGGACGGTAAGGATAGCGCATTGGTCGTTGATTGTTGTAACAACTCGTCAAGGTTCGGCGATATAAGGAAACTTAGTATAGAGAACTACAAGGGGTATGGATGGGGAATGTTTATCGGCGATAAGCTAATAACTAATATCCCGATGGGGGATAAGGTAACGAAAACGGATCTGGATATCAAGGCCGCCAAGAAAGACCGAAGGAGGGGGCTGGCGCAGGGCATTACCGCCTCCCCTGTACCCGGAAGGCCGGATCATCCCCTTGGATCTACGGTGATGACATTCGGCAAGTATTGTGGATGGATGTTTCATTCGATTCCAGTATCGTATTTCAAATTCATAAACGAGATATTTGACTGGGATAATGACAGGAACAAGGATATAAAAGAATACATAGATTTTTTAATCAAAAACAACAGATTATGACAGGATGTATATATCATGAGGCTGATCTTGACGGAGTAATGTCAGCGGCTATAGTAAAAAAGTATTTCAAAGGGGAAGACATTGATCTTCTTCCTTACAATTACGGCAAGGAAATACCTGACGTGAATAAATATGATAAGGTGTTTGCAGTTGACGTGTCATTTGGAAACAGAACAAGATTCCTTTTCGATGAGTGGAAAGAGAAAGGTATAGATGTCGTATGGATAGACCATCATAAGACCGCCATAGACGATATGAGGGATTACGAAGTAAAGGGCAAGAGACGTATCGGAACGGCGGCTTGTGAGCTTACGTGGGAATATCTTTTCGATGATATCGAAACCCCTGACGTGGTAAAATTATTGAGCGCTTATGATGTATGGGATCATGATCGCTTCGAATGGAGTGATGTCATGGCGTTCCAATACGGGATGAGAGGATATTGTGGTCTTGACGTGGATATGGCGGCAAGGGCCATGGATGGCGATCATGACTTCATATATGACATGATAAGGAACGGGGAGGCGATACTGGAGTATATCGTTGAGAAAAACAGGGGCGAGATAAATATATTCTCATTCGAGGCTGATGTATTTGGGTACAAGGCTATATGTATGAATACCACGGAGTTTAACTCTACTACATTTGAATCTATGTATAACCCTAAAAGACATGATCTGATGATGCCATTTTGCTGGAACGGAAGATTCTTTAGATGCTCGTTCTATACCACCAAAGAGGAGGTGGATGTCTCGGCGCTGGCACGCAAGGCCAATCCCGGTGGCGGCGGTCATAAGGCGGCGGCAGGCTTCCAACTTAGCGTGGAGGATATGATGGAGTTTCTAAAAAACAGAAAAATGTTATGATAGGGTTAGTCTTTGCCTTTATAATAATGGCAGGTTCTATCTATTTGATAATAGAAGGGAATAAGAAGGATGATTCTACTGAATTTTATGGAGGGATAATAGCAACGATCTTATCTATCTTTTTGATGTGTTTAGTAATACAAAATATAAAAAATACAGAAAATATGGGGGAAATATACAAATTCAAGAGACTTAACGAAATGAAGCTAGACGATTACGGCTTCGGTTTATTCGAGTACAATGGCGTTCTTTATTTCAAGGAGGCAGAGGGTGAGAGATGCTTTGATGTAAGAAGCGGGAACGAGGTTATTATCGGGAAAGATAAAATTGTAACGGCCTTGGAGGATTGATCATGAGAAAACTTGACGACACCAACAGGACAAGAAAGAAAAACGTACGGCACTCGTGGGTAAAGGCGGGGCCGGGGATCCAACGCTGCGCTATTTGCGGAATTACGAAGCAAAGCGAGTGGAGAGACGGGAAGACCTCGCATTGCGTATATCTATCATCTGGTAAGCTTTATTCTATGACAGGAGAGACACCGGAATGCAGGGATCTTAGTGAATTTTATTAATAAAACAAAAAGGAGTTTGAAATGAAAGAGGAATTTAGCAAATACGACAAGGTTGTTTATGATGGTGAGGTATTTGAGGTACTTGAAACCGCCGACAATACGGGGATAATGAAAATAGAACCGTTATTTGATGAGACATATAAATTTATTTGGGTTGATGAGGAGATGGTTGTCTCGTTAAGCAGGGCTATCAAGTTAAGGCTTATTGATGATGAGACGGCAGATGAGGCGATGAATTTCGGGAAGCCAAAAATAGGAGACGCGGTGGTGGGAAGCGGACCGCTTGCAGGGAAAGACGGCAGCGGCAAGGACGACCGGGCCGACGGCAAGCTTCGGTGGGATCTCCTTCCTTTGGCTGAGATAGAGGATATCGTGAGGGTATATACGGAGGGGGCTAAGAAATACGCCGACAATTCATGGCAGAATATACCTGATGGATTTGAGAGATATAGAGCGGCTTTACTTCGCCATATGACGGCGTACATGAAAGGCGAGAGATATGATAAGGAGACAGGGCTGATGCATTTGGCACAAATTTGTTGGAACGCCATAGCGTTATTATATTACGATAAACATAACAAAGGGTTAATAGAATGGAAGGATCAGGAGAAATAATAGTAGACGAGAAATTAAAAGCTATTGACAAAAGGACTGGTAGGTACATTAATGTGATCGCACGTACTATTGACAATGGTACTTCATTCCCGATAGTTAAGTACCTTGATAAGAATCGTAAGGAGCTGAATTATGATTGTGTAAGGCATCTTAATTTTGATATAGACATAGATTGGGAGTTGAGAAGATATCAGATCGTAAAAGATTTATTGTCCAACGATTTCGATGGGAGGAGGTTGAGTGTAGATGAGGTAGATAACGCTATATTTACAGCGGATTTAATTATTAACAAATTAAAAACTATTTAAAAATGGTAAGAATTGATTTTTTCACGAAGAAAGACGCTGAGCACAGCGATTACATGCGATATATTATCGCCAACACGTTACAGGAATATGAGGGTGAGGTCACGTTAAACCAGATCCCGGAGAACAAAGCCACGGATGAGGAGATATCCAAGTACGGTATAGAGGTATATCCTACTATTATCGTCAGTGGAGATAATATGGATGGCTTTAATAAACTTGAGGGGATGTGCAGAAAGGCTGATCTTATTAACGTCATGTCATTATACGATAAGAAATAGGCTCATGACGCTAAGTGATAAATATTTTGGCTGGAAAGATATATTCTTTGACAGGTTCGTGCATTGTTGTAATGAAAAAAGCGGTCAACCACAAGGGAGTAATATACCTCTAGCCAAAATAAACTTCGATAACAAGACAGGATATGTGGAGGACGGGACTATTAATATAGCCGAGCTTCTTCAATATCTTTGGATAAATAATAAGGTCTATAGGTGTGAATATGCGCCCATAGATATATCTTCCGCCTTGCAAACATTGATCAGATTGACCGAGAACGCTAAACATATGTTTGAGGATCAACCGGGTGTATATGACATGATCCCATATAGAGGTTTTTTCCTTAGAGATGACTTTTCATCCGGGAAAGATTATTCACTTGATTTGGATAAAATAGTGAGCGGGATGGGAGGATGGTATGGGGAGGATGAGGATCCATGCTACTCGATGTTCGTCAGCCAAGATCAGATATGGAACTTGAACCCGATATTGAAGGTATTAGCTGATGAAGGATCTATTCTAGCCAAAGAACTTGGGTATGATATGAACTCATATGTCAGCGACAATGGATATACGATATACAACCCCTACCTCTCGTGGATCAATCATTACTATCATTATTGCCCGACATTTAACGAGGATAAATTAAAGCCTTGGGATAGAGTAGAGGATAGGAAAAATAAGTTCAAGATGACGGATAAGGTCAAGAGAGGTGCCAATAACTGGTACTATTCAGGCGGGACTATATCTTGCGTAGATAACTTCTTAGGGAAGAAATACAGGAAGAATCTCCGAACCTTTATCTATCGTGGAATAGTATTCTTCCTTGACCGGATATGGCATACGCCTTTATTTGAGAGGATGGGCGTGAAAATGAAGTACAACGCTTATTATTGTTATGCCGCTACCTCCGGGATATGGTATGATAAGGGATTCAAAAGAAGACTAGCCAAGAGATTTAACAAGTCGCTGGGCGGCGACGGGGAACTGTTCGGGGCTAACCTAGCCTGCATGGTATGTGACCGTAAGGATATCGATTGGGAGGCGCTTCGTCTTTGGCTTGACAAATACGATGATCCTACTGATAAGGGCATGGTGAATAGCCCTATTCAATTTATGTATTTATATTTATATTACACTTTTAACAAATAATTTGAAATGAAGAAGATAAATAACTGGGTTATAAGAACATTTGGATTGAGAGGCTCATGGAGCTGGGCTAAAAAACAGATGTTAAATGGAGCGATCATTAAACGTAAGGCTACTACAGGGACATACAAAATAGCTATTGATAATGACAAGAATAGGTTACTTGTAGCTACATGGGATCATCTAGATCAAAGTCCTGTATGGGAAAGGTGCCCGCATAGTTTATTAGATGAAGATGCGGTTGATTATTTTGTCACAGCTCATAAGGAATTATCATATGGGGGCATAAAGATCAGGATGAAAGATGAATTTAAGGATTAAGCGTGAATTTCCCTGACTTTAGGCGGGGAGGGGTGATATCGAAGTATTGGAGCGGAACTTGTCGGAGCGTTCTTTGGAAGAAACGATAGGGAAAAGATTGGAGGATGAAGAATATTTAGGTTTATTTAGTTTATTATCAACTGAACACTTATATATTTAGATAAATTTTCGTATCTTCAAGTATTGAAAATCAAATGAATACACCATGTTGAGAGCCTATAAATATAGAATCTATCCGACTGATGAACAAAAGGTCTTGTTTGCCAAGACTTTCGGATGCTGCCGCTTTGTCTATAACTGGGCACTCAACCTGAAGATTGAAGCCTACAAGCAGGATAAGAAGTATGTAACTTACAAGGAAGTTCAAGACCGGATGGTGAACGAACTGAAGAAGGGGAATCAATGGCTGACAGAGGTAAATTCACAAGCCCTCCTGAACCCCATCCGCAACCTTGATACTGCCTACAAGAACTTTTTCCGTGACACTCATGCGGTAGGTTTCCCGAAATTCAAGAGCCGGAAGAGCAAGCAAAGTTTCCAGTGTCCGCAGCATTGCAACGTGGACTTTGTCAATGGAACCATTTCCATACCCAAGGCGAAAGACATTCCTGCCGTACTGCATCGCAAGTTCAAAGGCACGATAAAGACCGTAACAATTAGTATGACATCTTCGGGCAAATACTTTGCTTCCGTGTTAGTTGATACGGCTATCCATGAACTTTCGGCTTCAGCGATACAGGGAGATACGGCTTTAGGTATTGATTTAGGCATCAAGTCGCTTGCCGTATGTTCTGATGGACGCACGTTTGACAATCCCAAAAACTTTAAGAGAAGCCTTGATCGCTTGAAGTTTTTGCAAAAGCGGTTGAGCCGCAAACAGAAGGGATCATCCAACCGTAACAGGGAGCATATTAAGGTTGCCAAATTACAGGAACACATAGCCAACAGACGTAGGGACAACCTTCATAAAATCACCCACGCACTCACGCACGACAGCCAAGTGCGTACTATCTGCATGGAGGATTTGAATGTGAAGGGTATGATGGGTAATCACAATCTAGCTCAGGCGATTGGGGGATGCATCTTTTGGAATGTTTATGACCTTTCTTGAATACAAGTGCAGGTGGTATGGTGTGAACCTCATAAAGATAGACCGATTTGCTCCGAGTTCGAAGACCTGCGGCAAATGTGGCTATGTGTATAAAGGATTGAAATTGAGCGAGCGCAGTTGGACCTGTCCGGAATGTGGCACGCATCACGACCGGGACTTAAATGCCGCTTGCAACATAAAAGAATTTGGCTTGAAAGCCCTACCCACGGAGCGTGGGAAAGTCAAGCCTGTGGACTGTCCTCTTGTGGATGACAGACCTCGTGTCCTAAAAAGCAATGGCAGGAAGAAACAGGAAAAGAGAGGAGGCATCAGCCTCCGAAGCTCATGCCTTTAGGCGTGAGTAGTTCACTTGTAACGATAAAATATCGAAAGTATGAAAAAGATTACCGATAAAGACGTAGAGGCTCTTAAAGCCGGAAAGAAGGTGACAAAAGGCCTTATCCATATGCAGTTGGATGATAAGGGGATATTGAACATGTGGACTGATAACAATATAACTGACAAATATAGGGACTTTGAAATAGACGTTAACAAATTGTTTGATCATGGGATTCTTACTGAAGAATATGATAAACTTAGAATTATAAACATACATCAATAAGGTAGAAGAATATGAGAAGAAGGATGATAGGCGGTCAAACCGTTTCAAACGGTATATATATCTTACATATTAATGGCAAGTTATATACTCGTGATAAATGGAATTATTCGTGGAGAAACGACGCCGTGGGAGTGGCGTTGATAAGCGACAACAGCAGCTTCGTTATTTCAGGTATTGAGATTAAGAATCGAAGCTGGTCTAATACGACTGGATTGATCCAAGGAGTGACTACAATAACATCAAGTAATGAAGCCAAAAAAGATTTTAATGGATTTCAAAACACACAAAGTATTGCGGAATATACGCATGCTAGTGCCGCTTATGAATGTACTGTTACTCAATTCAAGAACGGGCAAATGGGATATCTAGCATCAGTGGGAGAATGGATGGAGATCATAAATAATTTAGATGAGATTAACAGATGCATGTCTCTTATCGATGGATTAGATATAGACGAAGGCGCTACAAGTTATTGGACTAGCACTCAATATAATTATGAGAAAGCATGGTTAGTGACTTATAGCGGGAATGAGTTTTATCCAAATGATGAGAGAAAGGGCGTTTCCTTCTATGCTATTAGAGTAATATCACAATTAATATAAAAAACAATTATGACAAAGAAACAGTTAAGAATCCCATTTAAAGATGGGAAACCATGTAAGTGGGTTAAAGATGATCATGACGAGGAACGTGATAATTATGAGTTCGAGGAATGCCTTGAGATACACGGATTCGTTCGTGGACGCTCTTCGGCTGTAATGATATTAAGACCGGCGAATGATCATGGGGAGGATTTTAATTATGCCAAAAGTGTCTATTACCAAGTATTCTTGACAGACAGTAAGGAAGTAATACAGAACATGATGCATGGAATCATATATGGTAAATGGACGTTTGTTAAGAGAGGCGAAAATTTTGGTATAAAATTGGTTAAGGTCTTACCTAAGATACATAAAATCTCCCTTGATATGATCGCAAAGGATATTTTTAGGCCTGAGAATAAATAAACAATATGAAAGTATTATCATTATTTGACGGAATATCATGTGGGTATCTAGCGTTACAAAGAGCCGGCATACCTATAGATGCTTATTACGCCTCGGAGATAGACAATACATGCATAAAGGTGAGCCAGAAGCATTTCCCTGATATTATCCGGTTAGGAGATGTCAATAACTGGAGAACATGGGATATCCCTTGGAAAGACATAGATCTGGTCATGAGAGGGTTCTGTTGCCAGAGTTTCTCTAGCTCAGGTAAGGGTAAGGGATTCATGGACGCAAGGGGGAGACTTTTCTTTTGCTTCTCGGACATCGTAAGGCATTTAAAGAAGGAGACCAAAGGTAAGATCCTGTTCTTGGGCGAGAACGTCCGGATGCGGGACGAGCATCGCCGAGTGATAACGGAGGAGCTGGGCGTAGAGCCGGTGGAGATCGATAGCGCCTTGGTATCGGCGCAGACCCGGCATCGTCTTTATTGGTGTAATTGGCCAGTAGAAATGCCGAAAGACAAACATATATCGTTAGATGATGTTTTAGAGAATGATAAAGGATGGAAATCTGGGACCATAAGAGGACGTTATATATCAACTATCGTTGGTCGAAGAATAGATAGCAACGGACACCGAAAGGACTATGACAAGAACGTGAAAATCATACAATGTCTGGAAGTAAGAAAAGACAAGAATACTACCTCTATTAAGAAAAGTAATTGCCTTACAACAGTCATGAAAGATAACGTGATATCATCATTACCGCCCGGAAGATATCTGAACGCCTTTGACCTGAAAGATAAGTTCAGATACCTGACTCCTGTGGAGATGTGTAGGCTACAGACATTGCCGGATGATTACCTTGATGGGATAGCCCCGAATACGGCCATGTCTTTAACAGGTAACGGATGGACGGTGGATGTGATAGCCCATTTGCTAAAAGGCATAGAGTGTAGGTAGAATTTAAAACACTATTACAACGATATGATTATAAACAAGACATGGTCGATGCCGAACAGCGAGACATTCAGCATAAAACCGATAAGAGAACTTATAGATAGATATAAAAAAGACGGAATGGTTATAGTGGATCCATTCGCCAGAAACAGCGATATAGGGACGATAACCAACGATCTTGATCCTGATACTAGGGCTATGTATCATAAGGACGCCACGGACTTCTTGTGTCATCTTGATGATAATATAGCTGATATGGTATTATATGATCCACCATATTCTGCGAGACAGATATCTGAATCGTATAAAAGACTTGGAGGTGCTGTTAATATGCAAACAACGCAATCCAGCTACTGGGCTAGGCAGAAGAAGGAGATAGCTAGGATCACCAAGAAAGGAGGGGTGGTCATTACCTGCGCGTGGAACTCCGGCGGTATAGGGGCCGGGCTTGGCTTCGAGCAGCAGGAGATTCTTCTCGTGGCTCATGGGGGATGGCATAATGATACGATTGTTACTGTAGAAAAAAAGATCAAAGGTTAGATGAAAGAAAGGATATTCACCACAAAAGAACAGGGGAGGGTGCTGGTTGAGGCCGGCCTCCCTATCTCTACCGCCAGCGGCTTCAGAGACAAGTATCTGGATCAATTACATTCTATGGAGGATAACGCTGGTCGTATAGGGTTGATAGAGGCCGTTACCCCTGATGTATCCAATCCTGTTTGGGATGTAGGGACGTTACTGAATTTACTCCCATATGAGATAGAGGGTTCTACATTCGAATGTTATAAGCTAGAACATGCATGGTCTGTAACGTATAGAGATATAGATGAGATCCCTATATATTGGAGTAGCGAGAAACTTCTTGTAGACACATTGTTTTCGATGATGATGGAATTACTTAAACATAAGATTATATGAGCATAAAGCAAATAACAAAATTAAGGTACAAAACGAAAGATAAGCCTCCTATGGAAGGTGTTCCTCTTTTAGGATACAACAAAAGATATGACTGTCCGTGGATAGTAGTGTACAGAAGCAAAGACAAGTACTACACTTGTATGAAGTACGACACCGAATTTGAAACATATCCACCGGAAGAATATGAATATTTATATCCATGAAAATATGAAACAAGTAACAAGAATAAGATACAAAACAGAGGATAATCCGCCTATGGCTAATGTCCCTCTTATAGGATACAGCAAAAAATATGACTGTTGGGTAGCGTTAGTATACAGAAAAGGGGATAACTATTACACCAATATGGAGTGCGATGTTGAATATAAGACATCTCCTCCAGATGAGTACGAATACGTATATCCGTGAGAACTAGAAGGGATATATTTATATTTAAGCATGATTAATATTATTTTTATATTATTCATGCTTTTATTTTTGTTTAAATCTTACTTTTGTATCAACATTAAAAACCAGATTGTTATGGATGGAGACAAACAAAAAGTCAATGAACTTACGATGAGGACGCTGGGTTCTCATTATGGCGGATATGCCTATGTAAAGGTAAAAAATCGTCAAGCTGATGTAAAGATAGATTGGAAGTTGTTGAGAGCTATAGAAGAAGGAGAGGTGGAGATAGACAACGAGAAATACCATCTATCCGGGATAGAGTATGTAGCTAAAAGATATCAGGACATGTTTTACGCTGGTCGTGATATTTATTATTTCAAGGGCATAGGAGGGCATGGGATGACCGATCTTCTTAGAAACGCTATAGATGATTTACTAGACACCATAAGTAGTAGAGAGGCTTATCGTAGTGCAGAGCATAAAATGTACGCCCAAATGAATCAACTTACTGAAGCGGGAGCCATGATCAGCTTGGCTATAGAATTACTAACATCTAATATCCGTCATAGTTATGGAGAAATTAATTTTGAACGATATCCAAGACCTGTGGAGGTGGAGGGAGAAGATAAACATTGATGACCTCAAAGAGGATCCTATGGCTGAGGATATGCCACTCTATTTCCCATGCGCTGTTATTTGGCATGTTGATTATGGGGAGCATGATGCTGATAATTATATATGTTATGGATTTGTTTATGTAGCAGAAATATTAGGGATATGAGTGTTAAGAGACAGATATTTATTAATAACAAAGATATTGATGGGAAGATAGATAGTAATACGATATTTGATTTCGATTTCAATGTTGACAAGAATATTCTTGAAAAAATAAAAGCAAAGAAGGAGAGCAATAAACTAAATACAAAAGATTGGGCGCTGTTCTCGCTTATGGTTTTGTTTATTTTTGCGATGGGAGTTGTAAGTGGATGGTTGGCGTTTAATTGTTTAGGCATTGGAGAAGATTAAGGAACATTTTAAAAATCAATAGATATGAAATTACTATTTTTCGATTTAGAGACAACCGGGGTTAAGTTCTGGAGAAACGGGATACACCAAATAGGAGGGATCGTGGATATCGACGGGCAGGAGACTGAGAGGTTCGACATCCGCCTAGCCCCGAACCCTGCCGCCACGATAGAGCAAGAGGCGCTGGATGTGGCTGGTGTTACCTTGGAGCAAGTGCAGTCGTATCAGCCTATGGAAGAAGGGTACAGGCAGTTAGTTGGTATATTATCCAAATACGTGAATAAGTTCGACAAGAGGGATAAAATGTATTTGGTGGGGTATAACAACGCCGGATTCGACAACAACTTCCTACGGGCTTTATTTACCCAATGTGGGGATAAGTATTTCGGATCATGGTTCTATCCTAACTGTATGGATGTATATGTTATGGTGACACCGTTCCTGATGGGTGTAAGAAACGATATGGAGAACTTTAAGTTGATGACCGTAGCCAGAACTATGGGTATTGAGATCGACGAGAATAAGCTCCATGACGCTACTTACGATATTGAGCTGACTAGAGATATATTTTATAAGATAATCAACAAAATGGATGTTAAGTTATGAGGGAAATTTTAGAGGCTATACATGATTACCCGGATGAGGCGCTTGGGCTATTTTTCTTTCTGATAGTGATTGTCTGGTTATTGTCAGGTGTATTTGAGAAAAATGGATGATAAGATTGATGAGATACTGGATCTCCTGAAATCTCAAAATGAGATGATCAAGGATATCCATGACTATGTAAAGGAAGTTACCAGCGAGAAGTATATAGGGGAATCTAGAATGACAAACTTCTCTATCAACTTAGCCGCTGATATACTTACCGAGGCTATCAGTCCTAAGATAAAGGGGATGATGGTGGATCTATTGAAGAAACAAGGATGGAAAACTGAATGAAATATGGGGACTTACGAGAGAAAAGTAAATCAATTAAAGGATTTGATGATAAGGAAATACAAATCGGCTTACGATAAGTCTAAGGAAATGGACATAGATATAAGCTCGATGACATATCTTCCAATACCAGATGCATTTAACGTCATAAATATTGAAAAAATGCATGTTATTCTTGATCGGGTCAATAAGATCATAGATGATAACAAGGATAAGCTTAAGAATCCGACTTGCGCCACTTGTATACATCTACATGATCAGGAGTGGGCGAAAAGATACGGGAAAGTATGTTGCTCTATTTGGCAAGTGTGTGACCATTATATAAACCCTAACAGTAAATATAACAGGAAGCAAAAGACTTATGTTAGACGACCAAGCAATAAGGCTTGTCCTAATTATGAATATGGTGATGATAATTTTGAAAACAGAAAAAGATGCTTAAAGAAAAAGAATACCCGATAAACAGCTATGGCCCAGTACACACCAACAAAGACCGGACGTGCGTCTGCTGTGGCGATACGGTTCCCGCTGGTAGCAGCAGGATGATGCCGAGGAACGCCAAGTCCAGTTATTGTCTATGCATATCTTGCTTCAAAAAATGGAAATCTGTTGGTGGAGATCTTAAACTTATGGGCAATCTCAGCAATGTGAAGAAAGAGCATATCATATATATGTCTAAGATCATGAAAGGTAATTGTGACATTGTTAAAGGTCATAAGCTTTATATAGCCCTAAAGAAGGCGATAAACGAGAAGAAGGTAGCCGTTATCAGATTCGATACCGACCAACCGATATGTATATCGACAAGAATCATGAATCCTTCATTCGGGGTGATCATGGACGAGTACGGTAAGGATATATTCCAAGGTAACCTTAAGCTAATTAATGTCCCTAAAGGTGTCAAGGATCTAATAGTTAACTATATAGAAAAATATCGTAAATTATGAACTTCAAGACATTTGTATTCATGATCCTTACATTCAGGAGAGTAGATCCTATACCTAAGAACATAGGTCTTATGTTGAGTATAACATTCTGGATATCTATAGTATGGATAATATCCAACTTTGCTATATTGATAATGAGATTAATAAAATAGACAAGATGAAACAAGGAGATGTGATATACAAGAATGGCATGGAGCTGCTTGTAGTATTAAGTTACGACCATAATGAGCCATGTAAGGGCTGTTTCTTCTACAAGAATAAGGCGTGCGGATCAGAAAAACTGATAAAATGCTGGGATTGTAAAAAGGAATATATATTCACGGCTATACGTAAATATAATACGACTGAACTGTGCGGAATAGTAAAAAGATATGAGGAGACGTATAAGATAATACTTAAAACAATCAAGAAGATTGAGAAAGAATGTCAAAAATATGTTATCTGGGATACTGTGCATGTGATGTTGAAAGATGATGGAGAGCTTATTATAAAAGCCTTATCCAAGGATAAGTCCGTGCTTTTAAATGATTTCATTATATATGTCAACAATAATGGGAGTATAGATGAAGAGGACTATGATCTATTATTAACTAAATAATTGATAGTACAAATGGACAAATCAAACAAAATAGAGAATCTAGCAAACAAGTATGTTGAAAGGCATATAAGAAATAGACATCTAAGCGATGATACGATAAAAGAAATAAAAATAGCTTATATTATGATTATAAAAGATTTTATAGCTATTGTCGATAAATCTACATCAATGAATGAAGATGATATAATATACGTCGTTAACAACATATCATCAATATTATATGAACCTGTAGAAATCTCTAATACCGATAAAAAAATATTGGAGATAGGGATAGCGCTAGGCCTAAAGAGCGCCATATCATGTATATTTGGTTCATTATTAAAAGATGATTGCAATATAAAAGATGAGATAATTGATATATCTAAACATATAAAAGAAAAATTAATATCAGATAATCATGGATAATAAACAACTTTATAAAATAACGTTGACAAGGGAGCAGCTAATGCTGATATCCCAATGCGTGGAAGACATCAGTAGATTCGCCGCTGGCGACATGGACCTACAACATACGACAGATACGTTGATAAATGATATGGATGGAGCGGAAACGCTGGGGATAAGAAGCTTTATAATCAATAACTCACGAGCGATAAGAAGAAGGTTGTTCCCAGATCTTGAGGATTTTGAGCATATAGGATATGATGGGGGTAGTAAGGATAAGATAAATAGGAAGAGACTTATCGGTAACACCTACCAGATATATAGGTCGATATTACATCAGTTGGCCATTGACGAGAACTGGAATAACGTGTATAGCGGTATTACGTTACCTTCAGGTGATATGGGAACAATTAAAGTGGAGAGGGTTGATGATGAACGGGAAAGTAAGGGCGTTTAACGGGGATATGGGTATGGCGATGTCCGTATTCAAGGATATGGTAGGGAAGGTAAGATTTGTTTTTGCCGACCCTCCTTATAAGATAACCCAGGCAAGATACGACAAGGAGGGATTTGATTATAAGGCGATGTGGGAGGTAATCCAAAAAATGCTGTGTCCGTACGGGGTGGTAGCCGTCACCTGTTCCCTCACGGCGGCGGTCGAGATCATGAGGGTCGCCCCAGCGGGATGGTACCGGTACGACCTTGTTTGGCATAAGACTACCCCTACCGGTTTTCTTAACGCCAAGAAAGCTCCATTAAGAAATCATGAGTTGATACTTATCTTCTCACCTATGCCACTTGGGAAGCATACATATAATCCCCAAAAGACTTATGGTCATGTCAGGAAAGTATCCAAGGCCTCTAGTAAAGCAGGGTGCAAGGAAACGGAATTATACGGCAAGACCGGTCTCACTACATACGATAGCACGGAGAGATACCCGCTATCGGTCATGACGTTCAAGACAGACAGGCAAAAATCAGCCGTCCATCCCAACCAGAAGCCGGTGGAGTTATTAAGATACCTGATACGGGCATACACGAATCCGGGAGATACGGTAATGGATCCGGTAGCCGGGAGCGGAACGACAGGGATAGCGGCTTGCGAGGAGGGAAGGGACTCCCTGCTTGTGGAGATAGACCGTCAATTCTTTGATGAGATGATAAACAGATTTAATAACAATAACATTAAAACAGATAGAATATGAATAAGATTGAAGAATTAGAAGCCCAGTTAATGGCGGAAAGAATAAAAGTACAAATTGATCTAAAAGAGAAATATAAATGGGTTATTGGGAAATATGTTAAACATAACGATTCTTTTATGATAAGAATAGATGATATATGTCATGTCCATACATCTTGTATGAATGGCTATGCGGATAATTTAGAACCAGATGATTCTATTTACATAAATGGTACTGTAGCTCATTGCGATGTCAAGAATAATTACTATTCTTTATCAAAAGATGAAAACATCCAAGTACAGGCTAAAGATGTAATAGATATACCTGATAGGGAATTTAAGAATATGGTAGAACGGTTGTTCAATGAGGCAAAAAAGAACTTACTATGAGCCTGTTTGTATGCGCCAAATGCGGTTGCGTAGACAATACCGCTACGTCTAGTTACTGGATGTTGACAAACGAGTATATGGTGGACAAATTCGAGTATGCCAAGGAACTACAGCCGTACAAGGGCATGGGGCTGTGCAGCGAATGCGGGAGGCTTACTACCTCCCCGGACGGCCGTGATGTCGTGGTACCCGGTAAATGGCACGGGAAGTTCCCGAAGGAGAAAGCTACCGAAGAGCAGTTAAAGAAAATAGGATATAAAAATTTGATAAGATGAATAAGACGAATAAGGTAAGAAAGGGAGAAGTTAGAATATACGGAGGAAAGACATACGTGGCTATTCCGGAGATAAAAGAAGATCATTGTGCAGGATGTTGTTTTTATAACGAGGGATGTTGTTCAATACGTGACTTTGATCATATCGATTTCCCTGATTGCCATAATAGCGGTATGATCTGGATGCAAAAAGAAATTAATATGAGCGATATCAAAGAAAAGGCTATCAAATTAGCCATAGATGCCATGAAGCCCATACCGATATGCTCATCACCATGCTACAATATAAGTGATAACAGATCGCCGGAGGAAAAGCATGAGGAGGAAATGAGGTTCTGTAAGGATCTCAACGACCTTAGATGTGAGATGCTTATTGATATGGCTAAGAAAATAGAGGAGTATTTATCATAAGAGGTGATATGAAAAAAATAATAGGAATAGATTTCGATGGGACATGCGTGACAGACTTATACCCTTACGTAGGAGACAATATCGGAGCCGCTAGCGTATTGAGAAAATTGGCTGATAAGAATCTTCTGATATTATATACGGTAAGAGATGGTAAATATCTACAGGATGCCGTAGACTGGTTTAGATACAATCATATTGATCTGTATTCGGTAAACTACAATCCTGAGCCAGTATCATCATCACCAAAAGTGTATTGTGATTATTATATAGATGATAGGAATATCGGCACTCCACTTACGGATAAAGGATATGTTGATTGGAATAAGATGTTGGTGCTATTAAGGCAAAAGAACTTATTATGAAGATAATAAAAATGAATATCAAAAGATATAAGGAGATTATAAGAAAAAAGGATATACTAACACGAGCCTTATCAGAGGCTCGTAAATTAAACAAATCAATAATATGGGAGTAAAATATTTTACTGACGCAGGGATCGAATGTACCCCGGAAGAATGTAAGCTGATTGAATCATTAAATAGATTAGCGAAGAAATGGGAGAAGGACGGCAAACGTCTTTGGTTGTATTCCGCTAGTGGGGTTCTTACCGTCATGATGCATGGTGATAGGGAAGACAATCCTATACCTGAGATGCTTCCTAACGCAGGTACAAATCCAGATAATATTATAACTACAATCTCAGGAATAGGTAATGATGGAGGAGATTGGTAAACAAATTATAATTTATGAAAATAGGAGAACAGACAATAATATTTTTAGCCGTGAACAAGAATGGTGATGAGATTATTCTTGACAACACCCCCGCTCGACAAGGGGAGATATGGACGGATGAGAGATCGACGCATGACGAAGAGTATTTTTCCATCGAGGATCATAATTCGGCGATCGTACTCCCAAAAGGTACTATCCGTAGATTAACAGGTAGGGACTTGAAGTGGGAGGACGATCCTATATCTCTTAAATCTAAATCCGTCATCGATAAATTTCCTCATGCGGACATTGAATTTTATAAACAGAAGATAATAAACTTCGTAGAATGGATATAATGCCTCATTGTCTAAAACCTTAGTTTTATTAACTTTTAAAAATTACAAACATGAAAAAAGAAGAAAAGAAATTTGTAACAGAGTATCAAATCAATGGCAAAAAGTATGCCGGTGAAATATGGGCAACCTCATGGGAAGAAGCTGAATGTTTTATAAAACAAAGAGCTTCTACCGAAAAGGCTGTTGGGTTTATTCCTAAAGATTAATCATCTATACCACATCCAAAAAACAGATATTATGGCTACTAAAAAAACAGATATTAGAATCAGATGAATTACTTCAACAAAAAAGAAGAGCTTATTATCTTTCAGATGAAGGATTCGAGGAATATAAAAAGTTCTTGTCAGATCCCGATCAAAAGAAATTCTGTTTCAAGGGATATTATTATGTAGAGGTGAAGGAGCAGGATGATAAAGAGCTATCAGGATTAATGGGACGAGTAGTATACGAATAAGATAAGGTAATGTATAAGGGCTGATAACAAAAGAAGGATAGGATGATAATCGCCTATCCTTCTCTTACTTTAATCAAATATCTTGCCGCCAAAAGAGATAAAAGACTCTCTTGATTTAGGTATATTCCTGATATTATATAACGTTTTCTCAAATCCCTTCCTAGTCATATAAACCGTATTCCTGATCCCGGTATCCGTATTGTATCTGTAATGTGCGTAACCCTTCTTCATAACATTCTCTGTTAATATCCATTCTCTTTTATTCTTGTAAAAGAAACCTTGCTCTTGTAAAAACTCTCTTAACGATCTTTCCGCTATATCACATCCATGAGACTCCAACTCTCTCCGAACGTCACGGATCAACATATCATCACCTTTGTCATTGGCCATAATAGCTGTTTCGGCGAATCCTACCTTAGGAGCCTGCTCTTTGATAATGTTATCGGATATTCTCTTAGCCTCCTCTACCTCTTTCTTGGCCTCAGCTAACGCCTGTTTCTCTTTCTCGGATGCCAACAACGCTTCCAATGCTTCTATATAATTATGTGGAAGATTCTTCTCCACGGATTCTTCCATCTTATTGAAAGCATTTACCGCACCATGAAACACACTTCTATATACATCAAATACTCTTCTTTCTTTTCTTGCTATTAAATATTCCATACAAGACACAGAAATCATATACACAATCGTAGGTCTCCCACCAACTGGGTTTTTGCCATTTTGGGTAAAAACTTTATAATCAATATCTTTAATAAACCCATTATCACCAGTAAGCACTCTAACAGCCTTGCCCTTATCAGAATATATCAAAGGCCAAACATCATCTAAATTAACTGGAAAATCTTCTCCGGATTTAACTAACTCAAGAACCTTCTCGAAATACAATCTAATAGACAAATTGTCATTTAAAACAATATTACACATAATATAAAAAATAGGCTCAAAAGGAAATGTCGGATCTCACCTCGACAAATCCTAATGAGCCAAAAATATCTTACACATTGAATGACCTTGAAGTGAGATCCCGTCATTCATTGTTTCATGATGCAAATATAGCCAATCAAATTGTCTTAAACAATTGACTGGCTATTTTTTTCGTCATACTATATCGGTTATCTTCCCCTGTCAAAGTACCAATTAGCGTCCTCCCCAGACTCGTCCTTATCCCTACCTCCTAAGAAGAATCCCATCGTCATGCCGTTGGTCATCAACCAGTAGTCGGATGTCTGCTTAATATCCCTAGCCGTCTTGATATTATACCATTGCTTACCAAACGAGAACTTCATGAGCTGCCTCCATAGCTTGCTCTCGCCCTTATACACTCCGGTCTGGACGGTAGCGAAAGGATCCCAGTTTCGAGGATCGGTAAGATCACCCAACTTACGGGCTGTAACCAGCGGGTCTTGTAACATGTCTATAGCGTTAAGCTCCATGAACGGGGATGTCTGGGAGGCGATCTCATTGATCGTCCTGAACCCGATGTAGGTAATGAACTGCCCGAACCAGCTATCCTCATTATCCTCCCTATATCCCATCAAAGCCCGTCCTATGGCCATCATCGTAGCGAATACCGCCATGTTGATAATCGATCTCTTGATATTGATCTGCTCGTAGGGGGTAAGCTTATCATACTCTTCCTTAAGCACGTCATATGCCTCTCCCATCCTGCCCTCGGACATCGATCCATAGACATTACCGGCCAGTCTCCATAACGTTCTCATATATCCTTCCTCAAACTGGTTGGTTTGGAAATTGAAACCGGCTTTCTTATACGCCCGCTGTACGGCCAATATAAACCATCCACGGTGAGGCAGCACCATATTAAGGATAGCGTTCCGGCTAGCCCCCACCCGGTTCTGCTCGTTCAAGGCGCCGTCACAGATCTGCACCATACTCCTTACCCTACTGGACAAGGTGGGTATATATCGGTCTATAATATCCTTGTTAGCCTCGTTCTTAGCCACGATCTTTCCATCCTTGACGTCTACCATGTTCCACATAGAATAATCCCTTAAACGCTCCCAATCGCGTTTAGCCTCGTTAGCGGACATATTCCTGTCCTTCATCATCATCTCCTTGAAATTGGAGTATGACCAGAACTGACCCTCGTATAGGCGGGTATCATCCATGACCGAGATAATAACCTGCGGATCCAACGGGGAGTTAAGAACCTCCATCATCTTAAACGGCAGATCCCGGAATAAGGTTCTCCAGATCTTGTTGTACGCCGCCGATCGTACACGGTTGCGGACATTAAACACACCTAGGGCCTCTCCAACGACATATAGCTTGTTGGTACGGTTTATGTCCCCGATCTCAGACACGTACGTACTCAACTGCTTCTGGGCTTCCCCATAGGCGTATTTCATGGAATCCTTGCTTATATACTGCCCTACCATACCTTCCAAAAGGAAGTTGGCCTGCCCGGTAAGGGCGCCGGTAGCCGCGACGAACGGGGAGAAGCCTAAGTTGGATTTGGATACGAATTTGGTAAACACAAGAGCCAGCTTATTAAGATCGACCTTATAATTACCTATATTCCATTCCGCCCGCTTATTGTTTATCCTGACGTCATAGATACTGGCGTTAACCCAATCTTGGAACATCCTATAGGCATGCGTCGCCTCTGGGTTCTTACCGCCGTCGTATTGCGTCTCCATCATCATGTTCCTGTATCCCATGACATCATCCAAGGCCGCCCTCTTATACTTGTAAGAGGTCGCTTGTAAGGATAACATGGAATAGGAGTAGGCGAAGTCATGGGACACGTCATCGGCGTTCTCCAACTTATTAAGATAGTATTTGGGGATCATACGATATTTGTTATCGTTCTCATCAATCCCTCCTAGGTCTTGTCCTTGACCGTGTATAGGATCATCCACCCTCTCGCCAACAATATCACGTACGGCATTGCCGATAGCCGCCTTCGGGTCAACCCCGGCCTGCACCATCCTCTCCACGCCGCCCTTGGATATTTGTGGTATCTGGTAGATATTCCTGAACCGCTCATCATAATCCTCCATAGCCTTACGGCTTATGTTAAGCAATTCTTTCCTCATCTCCCACTTATCCTTATTGATCGTAGCTTCCTCCCCTTCGTTGGTAATACCGTATTTCTTGAAGAAAGCCTCGTTCTTGTACTTATCGAACCTAGGCGTATGATATCCATAACCCAGATCGGGATTATAATTAGGATTACGGAAAGAACTCTCGGCATCAGCCTCATCAAGCCACTGGTTATTGATCGTCAGATCGATCATATTAATATCAAACCCGAAACGGGATACGCTATTTTCCTTAGATATACCATTTTCTATGGCATCAAAGAACTCGGATACCTTATACGTACCGTTATTTATCTTCCTAACGAAATCAGAATATCCCTTGGGAGAGTATTTCCTCATATAAGGATACAACCGGGTTCTGGCGTACTCGACAAGGATCTTATCAGTCTTACCCATCGCTATGTCGTTAGCTAGCTTATTATTGAAGTCAGGACCGTATTTTTTTCTAAGGAACGTTGTCTCCATGGATGTCCATGATGGATTCTTCTGTGACAGCTTGGCGGCCATCCTATCTACCTGACTCCGGGAGCGGGCAGACATATGTTCCTTGGCGAATTTAATCTCATCCATACCCTTGTCGTATGCCATGGCGTCCCTTAGAGCGTTACGGTAAGAATCCGTGACTCCACTCTCCACCGTATCAGGCATATCCATCTCAATAGCCTCAGCGGAAGCGGCGGCATTAATGACACTCTTAGCCTCGGCCAGACGATCATATAACTCGTTTATCTTTCTTAATGACGATGATCCACGAAGACGATCGAAATCATACTCGCCATATCTAGTACTGTCCCGGTACTGAATAAGCAAAGGCCTTAGCTGGTCATTGATCTCGTTTATTGTCGCCATCGCCTCCTCTACCTTCTCTATCCTTGATGATGATACAGATTGCTCCGTGATCTTATCAACAAGATTCTCGTAATAATCACCCTCCTCGGATCCCCACATATCCTTGGAGAAGCCAAGATGACCGCCAGCTAGCAGGAACTCAAACGCAGCCTTGCCGCCCTCGGACCGCTCTATCCCACGAAGTATCTCCTTGAACTCGGCGGAAGCCTTACGACCCTCGTTGGTATTCCCGAACTCCTCGGCCCACGCCTCGTCCCATGCCTTGATCTCCTCGGACATCATCAGAGCCTCGGATCCCTCTTCCTTTGGTGTCCCATCGGAATACCACTCGCTCTTGGCTATAGCCCTGTCACGTAAAATATCCAGATAAGATCTCCAAGCTATAGGATCGGATTGAAACGCCTTCCAATCGACCTTCCCGTTCCTCACGAACTTATCCATAGCCACATACCGGCTCCTGCGGATACGGGTCATGAAATCGGACGTGGCTTGCGATACCCTACGACCCAGTCTTTCCTCGACCTTCTTATTAACTTTCTCGATCTTATCGTAATAAGCCTGCACCATAGGTTTCTCTCGGTTCTCATCCAACCACCTATTTATCGTATCCAGATATCGTTGCTGATCCTCGAACGTCATGTCCGAGATATCAAAATTCTGGATGGTAGGTTTGAATACATGATATATCTCCTTCGTAATAGGCTTATCCCCGTCATATCCTACTATGTCGTCACGGGTCTTCACCTTAAGACCTCTATCGGATAGAAGAAGATCAATAAGTTGTTTCTCGGTCTTACCCATGACATTCTTAAGATCATATATATCGATAATAGCCTTAGCCTGCTCGGTTCTGTATAGTAAATCGTATTTGGCGAAATCACGGGACGAGTCAAGGTAATCCGAGTTCTTCCCATTTATCTTCTGTATAAGATCCTCATTATCCTTTATCCCCCATCCACGCTCTTTCATCATCCTAGTCATCTTATTGATATTGGATATACCCTCGGTATGGGCTTCATTATGGGCCTTGGCTAGACGTTGGCCTAACATACCTAAAATAGCGTTACCACTATGCTCCAGCGTACCAAAGAACCGGGACATGACATTGATATCCTCATGGATGTTATTTACCAACTTCTTTATCCCATTCCAATATCTTTCCGGGATATTAAACATCCTGAGCTGTCCATCCAGCCAGTCCTCATTACGATCACTTCGAAGAGCATTTATATCAGACAAGGATGTCTCAGCCATACGTAATATATCATCCATATCCTCTACCATGCCAACCTTATTGCTGCCATAATAATCAGCCGCCTGATTATTGACGAATCCACGAAGGTTCCTGATCAGAGGAACTATCTCCCCATATACGTTATCGATAACCTGTATCGTCTCATAATCCAATCCTTTTCCGCTCTTACGTAGGTTACTGGCGACAGTGACCAAATACTCCACCTCAGCCTTGGCTGTAGCTATGACGCTCTTGGTGGATAACAGGTTGTTGTTCTTACTAAGCTCACCCCCGACTTGTCTTACCTTCTCGCCTATATCACGTAGAAGGGAGATACTCTCACCGATCCTCTGGCTTTGGCTTGACCTCATCCTCTGCAATCTGGTATATAGTCTTTCCAATGACCTACCGTTCTTGATCAACTTATTAGCCACATCAACATCCGATAATGAGTACATAAGATGGTCGCTATCCTTTAACAGAAGCACGTCAAATGCGCTTGGATCATCAGCTAACGCCGACTCCTTTATCCTATCAAGAACCTTATTCAAGTCTGATCTTTGAGTAGAGAAGAAATTCCTTATAGCCCGGATTATCCTGCCAAACAAGGAGAGCTGGGAGTCCTCGGACGAGGTCAGATCCTCTACCGCCTGTTCCATCCCCGGCACGAACCGCTGGGCCAACGTCTTGCCTAGGATCTCCCGCTTCACCATCCGATCCAGTTCCTCCCCTTGGTATTCCTTCCCATACACCTCATAGTAACGACCGGCGAATTGATTCCATAATGGCGTGCCGACAACAGAGTCCAGAACCTCGTCAATCTCCTGTTGGTTACGGTAAGTATCGATCAAGAAATGAGCCACCTCCTCATTAAGATCCTCTACCGTAGCCCCCTCAGCCAATGCTATCACGCCATTAGCCATATCGGATAACGCCCTAGCGGAAGGATCTACGCCATTACGCATCTTATACTTATCCATATACTCAGACATACCCATCACACGGATACCTAACGTGGATAAGATGTTGGTGATATCAGTCCTGTTCTGAAGATCCTCCGCCTTCTCGTTCTCAATAACCCCACGGACATTACTTCCGTACAAGGCGTTATCCTCCATCATCAACGACAAGGCTAGCTCTATGAACCCATCATACTTATTATTAAGCTCCTCAAACTTACCTTGCCTTAACATGCCCTTGATCTCCGATCTGCTTACCGTAACCTTCTCCCCTGATGTCGTGATAAGATCAAGATCATTACTTACCTCCGTATCAAAACCTATAGAACCCAATACGTTCATTTCGGAGGACTGACTTCCAAACCTATTCCTTAGCCTAGACAAGGCATCCATAGCGTTATAGATCTTAAGACCATCGGAGTTGCCGGCCCCTGTAAGATAATACCTATCTCCTAGCCTTATACGCTCCCCGCTCAACAGACCTTTCTTGATAAGGTAATTGACAAACCCTCCACGGGTACTTATATTAGAATCTGAGCTGATGCCAAGGACCGGGATGAACGAATCACTGTTGTTAAGGGTTATGGAGGACGAGCCAAAGGAGATGTCAGCCGTACCGGACGGGACGTCGCTCTCCTCGACACTGCCGGCCAAGAACCCGGCCTCGATCCGCCCGCCGGACGAGCCTTTTATGGCGTTGGCGTAAGAGTCGTATATCTTGCCGTCATCCGATTTAAAGAACAGGCGAGGCTCACCGGAATCATACACCAATCTTGAAGATGGAGGAGTATAATTCTCAATATTATTTAACGGCAAGACATTGCCAGAAAATATGATCTCCCCGTCTATACTTCCGCCTTTCACCCTAATATTAGGTCGTTGCCCGGTAAAAGCGCTTTCCACGGCCTTCCATAACATATGGGCTGTCTCCTTAATGTCTATATTCTCCCTGATAGCCCTTATATCATCCCATGACGCCTCTTTCAGTATCGTGTCGCCAATATTATCCTCATTTATGGAATCCAAATCCACCTCCTGTACCGTGGATGTATCTACCACCGCCATATCACTGACCTCACCTACCTCTCCGGAAGTAAGATAAGCCACTACATTGTCGCTATTCCCAAGGCTTCTGGCCAACGCCGGGGCGTCCATATCACTTATGGCAGACAAGACCTTGGCTGACATAAGTTGTCCCCACTCGCTAGCGTTAAGTCTGGCACTTATGGATCTGGCGGCCTCCTTATTCCTTGGTACGGACTTCGTCCAGTCACCGAACTTAGACCTAAACTTATCGTTATAAATAGTCATATAAGCTTCAGCGGCCTTATTAAGGTCACTTACGGCGGCTATACCCGCTATCTTATCGAACAAGGTGGATACCTCGCCGGAAGGGGTCAAGACACGGGTTATCTTACCTTCCTTATTCCTTTTAATTACGCAACTCGACATAACTTCATGTTTTTGACAAAGATAAACAAAAAGCCCCCACAAATAAGCGGAGGCTGATATTCTTGTGTTCCTTATATAATTTATGGCTTAATCCGTATTCTTACTATTGATGAACTCGCTAACACAATCACCAGCGAAGCCGGCTATATACGCTGCGTGTTCATCCTCTCCAACCTTAAAACCAAGAGACATATTGCAAAACTGACATACGCTCATTGCTATATGGAATGACTCGTGACATATATTTCTCATTATTAAATCATCGTCGCTCGAAAAATTCCAAAGTATGGCGAATTTATCGTCATCATCCCTATCCCTTACCAGATTCACGAAAGACGCTTCCTTATCCATATCATCCTTATCACCCCATTCTCCCTTATGATCCGGCTCCATGTTCTCGAAACGGTTACATAACGTCTTATAATCTAATCCAACCGTGATAATCAAATCCAACGGATATATCACGAAATCAAATTTCTTTTCTCTCACGTTACTAAAATTATTAATTTTATTTATCAAATTCACATTCGTATCACAAAATGTTTACTCTAACCGGGTTAAACGCCAACCCGCTACCGATTATCCTACTTACGTAAGAATCACCGAATACTTTTCTTCCGATTCCAATAGTTCCGTTAATATCAGCGTTAATCAATTTCCCGATAGAACTTTGGAACAATCCGCGTTTCTTTCTTTTGCCTAAGTAAACATCATGCTTTCCCAATTTTTCAAAAGCCAGATGATCCACTTTGGAGGTATAGGATTCCTCGTGGACTTGAAAGTCTATTCCAACCAACTTACACTTATAGGATATCTTTTCAACAAGTTTTGAGAATGGAATCTCAACGAACTTCTGGTTTATCCTCTTCCCTAGATTTACTCCATTCTTCCATCCTTTATTCAAACCCACAACAAGACTTCCGATATTGTTATCGATACAATGGTTAACAATATATCTACTGATCTTATGGATATGATCATCTATCCAAAAATTCCTATAATTATTTAGCTGTCTAAGTCTCCTTGAAGTTCCCTTATCGCCAATATATGACATCAATCTAGCTCTCTTCTTATTATACCACTGATTAAAGGACTTGATAATCTTGCCGTTTACAATGAAAGGCTTGATACCTACATCGCTTATACATGAACATAAATTATTCAATCCCAAATCAATCGAAAGAACATTATCCTTATTCAGGTTTAGATCCTGCTCCTTCTTCTCATAAATCACCTCGACCACATAGCATGTGGCTTGAGGGATTATCCTAACCTGACATAATTTGTTATCTCCTATTCTTGTTTTGATTGGTGAAATTATATTTTTGACAAAATGGATGTAACCATCACTCTTAAGCCTGCAAGCAGAAGTCGTAAAGACTACCATATTCTGCTTCTTGCCTCGTTTGTACTTCGGCAATTTTGGTCTTGATAAAAATTTAGAAGGATTCTTCTCATATTCCTTCTTTGATTTCATCCAAGACTTTGTTACCGAAAACACTTGAGCTACGACTTGTTGGGACACTACTGATGGTAGATTCCTAAAATCAACCTGATTCTCCTTACATAATTTAGTAGAAAACTCATATTCATTTATGTAATCTCCGGAAAATATACCTTGTCTGACGTTGAAAAGAACATAATTATACAACAACCCTGATTTGAGGCATACATCCTCAAATCGGTTGTCTTTTATGATATGTCTTTCAACTAATCTCATTTTTAATATCTTATGCCATAAACATAAACATTATTTATGAAATAAATAATTCATTCAACTATAATCCCCTTAATTTTTCTATAACCTCAAAACACATCTTACACTCAATCCTACGATACAACTGCCTTACGCCATCTATCGTAGTCCAATAACGACCACCCTCTCGGTGCAGGAACTCACTCATTACCTTAGTGTCAGCCACATCATGTAGGTCATATGAGTCAAAACATAACTTACATATATCGTCAAGATCAAAATAAGTAACCTTATCAATCTGTAGACAACTGATTTGTCCGCCATCAGGGATCTGAACATCGAAAACATCTATCTTCTCCATATTAAAAAATCAGGGATGCCGATCCCATCACAGACCGATATCCCCTTATAATGAATTAGCGACGAAAAGCATGGTGATGGACATGCGCCACAAATGTAATTACAAATTTTGTAAAAACAAAGCAGTTTCATGGCTAAATGTCCCTGATGAACCGCACGCGAAAGCCCGAGTCTTTATAGGGGTAATAGTTTACGCAGCCATTTTTGAATTTTATCCACCAACTGGCACTTAATCCATATCCTGAACTAGACCAATATCCTTCGGAAGTATCGAATTGTTGTCCGCCAATAGCCGATAATGCGTCATTGATACTCGTCAAGTGCATATATATCAAAGAGAGCTGGGGACATGACGGGATATACCAATCATCGTATCCTTTAGCGTCAGCACTAGCTAAGAATGCGTTAAGCACATTACCGATTGTCGTATAGTTATTATTTCCACCACTTTCAGTTACGATCTTTAATACCTCGGAATTTGATTTGCCTTCCCAATCTGACAATACCCCGCTTGTCCATTCAGAGATGTTTCTGGATAAACATGGTTGGATACAACTTCCTGAGTCTCCTCTTACGTAAGCGATAACATTCTTTCCATCTACGCTTTCATAATTTGCGATGCCGGTCTGATCCGTATTAAATTCACCCCAACTAAACAGGGAAGCGCTGGGCCATCCATCTATTTTATAACTTTCATTAAGATCCTCATATTTCTCAATCATAAATCTCTTACCTTGAGCGTTAAGGACAACACCTATACAATCATTGGAAGGTGTGTACGTTACGCTCCCATCAGGACGGACATAAGAAATAAGGCAAGTATCGTTGCACTGACATGGAGCGTCGCTTTTCAACACCCCATACACCTGATTGTCGCTAGTCAGCCACCGTTTCCCGTCGCTCGTGATATAAGCTTGCCTACATCCCTCCTGATTCACCGTAAGCGTCTTTTTAACGCCTTTGGGGGTTGTTATCTCCAACTCAAGGGTACGATCAAGACCTTTATTCATTACCGAGCCAAAAGAAACAGCGGCGTTACCGGTCCCGGACCCCGGACTGACGGTCAGAGGCTGGTCCGTTACCTCGCCTACCCCGTCCTTCCAATTAACATTCAAATCACTCATAATTATATCCTTTAGTTATCTTCTACTCACAAAGATAATAAAACAAGAGAACCCCAACCGGCTTAAGTCGATCGGGGTCTGAGTAAGCGAAAAGAAACTGATTATCGTCCCATCATTCTCAATACGGTTCTGGCGGCTGCTTGCGCCCATGTCCAGCTGTCATTAGATGTTACGTTAACCGTCTGTTGAGTACCATTTACATCCAAGTTAATAATCTCCTTGTCAAGCTCGATAGTAGAGTCTCCAGCGGCTTGCGTTACCGTCACGTTGGCTGTCTGGCCACCAGCGGCAGTTACCTTCAATGTAGCTGTCAGTTCCTCGATCGTGACGTTGGCCGGTACGTCCGAGATCGTGATGCTCCAAACGAACTCGCCAGCGGCCCCGGGATCGTCGGCGATAACCGCTCCGTTAGCCGTAGTCTTTCCAGCCGCCGTGTAGTTAGCCGGGAGCTGTAACGTAAGCCCGTTCTCCTCAGCCGGCGTGACCGCGAACGTAAGCTTAGTACTGTTAGACTTACCGGTGATGGTAACATTACCGCCTGTCTTTTGTACGGAAGCGTTAGGGCTGTCTGATCTTACCACCTCAGCAGCCGCTGCCTGATTAACTACCAACGCCTTCTTAGCCCCGCCGTTCGTGGTGACCGTAAGGTTGATAGTGCGTTGAATACGACCGGTGTGTTTCTCACCGGAGAAATTAACCGCCTGATCTCCTGATCCTGATACCGGGTCGACGGTTACGAAACCGAATTTTTGTGATGCCATACTTAAATATATTTATAAATGTCATTTTATTATGCCAAAAATAATTTGTATCATATCACAAGCCAAATACAGGGGGGGTAGATACGACTAGCCCTGTACAACCTCAACATACAACCCTACTAAGTCCTTTAGATTATGACTAAGAGGAGTTCCGCTATCCCTAGTACACTTATATACATCAGCGTTCTGGATGTAATATTTATCCTTGAATATCTCCATTGGAGGGAAATACGGGATAGGATCCCCTATGGTCCCGGCATGCTCCTTATCAATGACCTTGTATAAGGAAGCCGTATTTAGTCCGGGTTCCCATTCCGCTGACAACGTATGTGACTGAATAACCTCATAAAGGATATCCGTATCGTCCTTAACCACCCTGAGGCAGAATCCGGCATCCACCGACAGCCCGAACTCCGCTCCCTCTTGTCCCCATATAGGGAATAGGACCTTAATATCCAATTTCTCGTTAGAAGATAAAGATATGGCCTTATTATTAACTACCATCCTAGAGAACCTGACAGCTACTTTTTGAGGATCAGAAGCGTCCTTCTCCTTCGCCTGTTGCTGGATGTACGCCGTGGTAACACTTACCTTATCAGGATAACCGGACTGAACATCGACAGCCTTCACCTGTTCTACGGTAGTGGCTATACTGATCTGCTTTTGCTTGTCCCCTAACGCCGTTGTCAGATCGTTATCGTACTTATCCATCATCCCGATCAGGATCTTGCCTTCGGTTATATCAAACTCCAGACCCATAATCGTTATCTTACCAACTATAGCCCCATCAGCCAAAGCGTTACGTCTGCCATATTCAGGGATATAAATATTTTGATCATCCAAGAAAAACTCATGGAGATTTTCAGTCTCATAAGATCTCAGCTCCTCGTATTTAGCCGATTTCTCCTCGTTAAGAACCCTTGACTCATCTAATCTAGCCTCAATGATCTCCTTAACCGTGGCTTTAGGATTAGCTTCCTTGAACGCCAATTGCTCCTCTCCCAGCTCTATCCATGGGGCAGGATTGCCATTAATATAATCATCATAGCTATTACCCTTAGCGTAATTATCATCAAGAGGTTCGTCTAAAACCAACATATTGGGATATATTTCCCTGTTTATATATGTATATGCCATAATCTATTCTTTAATCTTGTTCTTTAACGGCGATGCTATACTTACCTGAAGCGTAACACCAGATATTTATCTCGAAAGGCTTGTTAGCCGTAGTGGTTATAGAAGTACCACTCATGCTTACATAAGCCCCGGAGTTGGGTATAGCCTGCGTGAAGGCCGCCGACGGGACGCACCTGATCATCAGCTCCTCTCCTATCTGCATGCCTGAAGCCACGGATAGGGCGGTAGCGGCTGATAACGTAGCCGTGATACTTCTCTTGCTAATAGGCAGGTTGGCTAATGTCGTGACCGTATTAACTCCTATAAGCCTATTCACGGTCTTCTTATCAGCCGCCGCCATCAACCCGTTAGTAGACTCGTTGGCTACGGCGTATGTCGTGTTAGGAGGTGTAGCCCAAGTGCCATCTCCACGCATGAAACTGGATGTACTACCATTAAGCTGTCTCAACAAGCCGTTAGCTGTAGTAGAGGCCAATCCGTATGTGGTATTGGTAGGTACGACCCATGTTCCGTCACCACGAAGAAAAGACGTCTGTTTGCCCGCAGCGGGGGCCGGTACCAATCCCGCAGCACCGGCCGCTGAAGCCGTAGCTGCCTTCATATTGGCGTAAGTGGTATTAGTGTCTTTATAATAAGGGATACCACTGACAATAGGACAGGCGGTATAGCCAGAAGCGCTGGTTACCGTACTCCCGTTCTTTACCAGACCTGTAGACCCATTAGCTCCTACAACACCATACGTCGTATTAGTGTCTGTCCAAGGCACATTGACATACATCTTTCCGCTACCGTCCAGTTCTACCGGATAATTCTTGCCATTCTCCGCATATCCAATCATTACCAGCCCAAGGGTCGATGTATTGGCCTTGGCGTATGTAGTATTAGTAGGGACAACCCACGTGCCATCACCACGTAAAAAAGAGGCTTGTTTACCTGCGGCTGGGGCGGGAACCAAACCGGCCTTTCCCGCAGTAGAGGAGGTTGCCGCCCCCATATTGGAATATGTGGTGTTGGTATCCGTCCACGGGACGTTCACGTACATCTTACCACTACCGTCAAGAGCAACGGGATAGTTCTTGCCATTGGCAGAGTATCCAATCTTAACAAGACCTAGATTATCGCTCGTGGCTTGAGCATAAGTCGTGTTATTATCAGTCCAAGGGACATTCACATACATCTTCCCATTAGAGTCCAAGGATACGGCGTAATTCTTTCCACTAGTGGTATAACCGATCTTGACCAATCCTAAAGTATCAGCCGTGGCCTGATTATAGGTCGTATTATTATCTGTCCATGGAACATTAACAAAAGCGTTACCAGAAGCGTCAACCTGTAACTTATAGTTCTTGCCAGAAGTCGTGTATCCTACCTTTACGCCACCTAAGGTGGAGGCCGCCGCCGTAGGTGGAGCGAAGGTGCTAGGTTTGCCGGTCACTCCAGACCATGGCACAGATGACGCCGAACTTGCCGTATAAGGCTCGTAACCATCCTCGGTATTCAACTTACTATCATCCTTGACCAGATACATCTTATTCGTGGCCGTTACCTTAACCGTGTCCCCGACCTGAGCCGTGGCTGTAGTAAGTTTAAACCTTGCCGTATCATCAGCAACCACGACCATTCTCTCTAAGGCTGCTTTAGGCAACCTGTCTATATCAATGGTACCGGACGTGATCTTAGAGGCGTCGAAGTTCGACAATGTCGTGGAGATAGTAACATTACTTCCAAAGTCCGATGAGACACTACCGCTAACAGCCCCGGACAGCACTATAGTCCTAGCTGCCTGTAATTTTGTAGCGGTAGGAGCGTTATCCGTCTTAAGAGCGTATTTGGAAAGATCAATATCATTAGCCTTATCCAAAAGCTGCTCTATCTGCTTGCCATTGTATTTACCTTGAAAATCTTCCATATCATAATTATTTTTGCTCAAATATAGCTATATACATAAACACCAAGAAATCGAGGGGGGTAGATGCGGACAGGCATTAAAAACCACCATCCCCGTGCAGGAATCCGCTACGGAATATAATAGCCTTGTCTTTAAGTTTCTGGACAGACTCCCATTCCCATTCACCTTCACAAGGCTTAATGACATACTTATTCCCCCATGTCTTAAATTTCCTCTCTATAACGAACATCTCCGGATCATTAAGGACATGGAAGATACTTCCTACCGGGAAATACTTATCCGTCCTTAATATAACACGATGATGCTTCTCGTCATATTCAGGGTCACCCACGATACGAGCCTTATAAAACTGAAAATCATTTAACGTCCGATCCACAGGTTCTATCCAATAATACCCCTTACCCATTGCTATTCACGTTTATTTATCTATATTTGCGGTGTAGTAGTAACTCATAATGTTTTAAGTGATTTTCAACCAAGGGGAAGGGTGTCCGTGAGGATATCCTTTTTCCATTCCCGCCCGCCCTGCCTATGAACAAAAGATCTACCTCGAACAAATGTAATCATAATAAAGTTACGGGCAAAAAGAAACCCCATCGGTATTCTATCGCCGACAGGGTTCTTCCAACGTTGTATCAAATCATATCATCTCACTCCATTTGATTGTGTCACCGACGAAGCACCGCACCGCCAGATACCTTACGAACGCCGTCCCTTCCGGAGCGTCAGGGTCTTCCAGATAAGCCAATACAGCCTTGACTATTTTCTGGTCGCAATCCAGTACCTTAGGAAAGTAGTCGCTATAAAACATAGCAAACAGATATTGGACATCTCCCCAAGTGGCGTTATCAGGTTTCTTGGCCCCGCATTTATCGAACATCTGCTTAGCATCCTCCATCGTCCATCTTCTCTTGGATCCGTCGGCGTTAAGCATCTTATCAGCGGCCTCCCTAGCCAACTCCTTGGAAAAGTGATATCCATGGGTGTCTATGTGCCGCTTATAATCCGGGTCATCGGCGTCTGCTCCTCAGTAGTAACGACTCCTACGTCCCCTGCGCATATACGGTTCGGTACCTTCGTACTCGTCACGGATGCCACGTTCCCCGAACCAGCCCTTACGGTACATCTCGTCTTCCCGCTCGTGGTGTTTCTCACGTCTCTCAAGCTCCCGCTCGTCACGTTCCAGTTCCCTCTCACGTCTTTCGAGATCACGCTCCCTGCGTTCTAGCTCTTCCATCCTCTCCTCATGCTCCTTGCCATAATGGTCATATATTCCACCACCATAACCCATGTAAGTCCCATCGGAGCGGCGTGAGCGTCCCCTACCGCCTCTGCGGTCGTAGATCTCGTCATTATAATCTTCTTGGCCGTTGCCTAAATCTATAACTCTCATATTAACCTAATTTTTTAATTAACAAATTTTTAAGCTCCTCGAAAGACTCTCCCATCTTCGCTACCTGATCCTCAAGGCCCTTTATCTTCCGATCCTGATCCTTGGACTGCTTGAAAGTAGGATTGATATCCTCCAAGATACTGTCACACGCCTCTATAATCTCCTTATTCTTATCCACGCTATTCACGATATCCGTACTGGTTCGTTTCATGGCGTTCAGGTGGTTCATTATCGGGTCCACGGAGCAGGCTAGCGTAATGCCGTTGGCCATAGCCACGTTCTGGTTCTCTGGAACTACATATGTCATGGACTTCCCGTCCACCTCTATAGTAAGATCCATGACCCGATCTTGCAACTGCTGATACTGACCTAACTGGGACTGGGCGAACCTAGGCTCCGAGACGTTAACCACCGTACCCATAAAGAATTTAGGAACCCCTGAGGTATCCAACGTATAAACCTGATATCCTTTCTTTAAATCCTTAAACATAATAACGATCTTTTTAAATGGGAGGGAGGTTACCCTCCCTGTTCTTTCTTAGTAAATTCATGCGCTAGGGGCGGTAGCCGCCGTAGCCGTATGACCCAACATCCTGAACACGCCGGTGCATTTGTTATAATACACAAGATGCTCGGTGTAGGCCCCTACTATAGGATCACTAGAAGCCACGGGAGTCGTAATATCCTGCCCTGTCATATGTGCCCCAACCTTATCCACTATAGGTGTCTTGTTGACGATAACCCCGGCGTTGGATACCGTAACAGGAGTGGTAGTGGATAAGCCAGACGGAAGAACGATCGTGGCGGGATAACTAGCCTCTGTCTCCGTCACCGGATGACGGACTTTCCATAACAATATTCCTTCCGGAGGTAGTGAGTTCCACTGACACGGATTGATGCCAAAATCAACCGTAGGTTCGGCCGCAGAAGCGTCAGATACCTTTCCAGTAGTGGCTACTACCGGGATGCCTCCCCTGTCAAGACGAGAGGAGGCGAATGAACCGATCATATATCCTCTGAAATCAGCCATATTGTCCCCCTTTCTTATAATACGGCGTTAGTAGTGCCGCAAGCGCATCCACATTCGTTAGCCACCCTTACGGTAGGAGTATAGCAGCAACCCGGGTTCTGTACGACGTAAGCCGGAATCGGAGCCTTTGGAGCTAACTGGCTAACGATGTTCTGTGTCTGTTGTTGGGTGATGGCGGAAGTAGCCAAAGCCTGTTTCTCCTCACGAAGCTATTGGATAGTATTCTGCATCTCACGCATCTCAAGTTGACAGAACTTGTCATTGATGATTTGAGTTTGAAGATCTATCTTAGCAGCCAACGCCTGAGTCTGGGCTTGGTTGGATTGAATAACGTTATTGAAGCCGTTAGTCAAGTTGTTCTGCAATACGTTCGTCTGACCGGTAATAGCCAACTGATTCTCATATCCCTGGCGAGTTATAGCGTTCTGGATATTACATCCTACGGTGTCTAACGAATGTTGGATGTTATTGAATCCACTAGCCATAGCGCTTTGTAAGTTGCAGCAACATGCGCTAATCTGGTTACCGATCTCACATCCTTGTTGCTGTACGGCGTTAATAACGGCCTGAGAAGTCATACCTACCTGACCGGCCACCTTATCAATAGCTCCCTGAACGTTGCAAATAGCGTTTTGTAATTGAGAGGTAGAACAGTTAAGAGCGTTAGAAATCTGATCGATAGCGCTTCTGTTACCTTGGATAGCCTGCATCAGTAACTCACGACCATAGTCATTATTCAATTGAGCTGGAAGACCGTTAGCGCAACATTCATTGCCATTGCCAAAGCCATTTCCGAAGCCACGTCCGCCCCACAACCAGAACAGGACGATGATCCACAACCACCAGCCATTGGCTCCTCCGAACTGGTCTTGGTTGTTACGGCCGTTCATCAACGCCGCAACTAAATTCGGGTCCATCTTATTTCCACCCAAAAGGCTGGTAAACATACCCGGAATCATAGATAATAAACCGTTAGCGGCGCTACCGCTCCCGGAACCCATGCCGTCTAACAGCACGATTTTGTCTCCACTTGTACCCATGTCTATTTATTTTTGAATTAATAATAACCCCACCTGATAGTGGGCGTTACAAAGTCCAAAAATTAATAATCCTAGGATCGTGATATATGTCATCATCAAAGCACGTCATGTCATGCAGTTGGTATTAATAAGAACCGGTACAAGACAAAAAATCCGGAACGTATCACTACGGCCCGGATTCATGCAAATCTATAAAATCCAATGTTTCAATGCTCGAAAGAAAACGTCTCACGACGTCAAAGAGAGATTAACTACACGAAAAATCTCGCATCAACTTATTTGTATTAGCAGTGTATTCATTAATTATCTTACTGGATGAGGGATTATCCTCTATCCTTGATAGACGGTTATCGTCACTCCTTACCGTAACATCACCCATCCTTCGTACCATGTTTTCTTGATATGATGATGGATCGGAGTATATAAGATCATCGACGAACCTGTATATTGATCCATCAACCGTCTCTCCTACCTTCTCATATAGGCCAGATTGGAAAGACACGAAATCGTCGTACCTCCCACGAGCCAAGAACGAGCCGTCCGGCCTCTCCTCGACACCGCCGTTGACCTTCCGGAGCAGGCCCGGATTCCTTTGGTATAGATATCGATAAAAACCGACATCCATCATCCTATCCTGTCTATCCAGATAGAAAAGATCCCTCATGCTGCTGTCGCTGGACTCGATAGCCACATCAAACAACAGATCTCTTACCTGACCATCCGGCAACGACATCTCTATGTTTTTTAACGTACCTCTGTCATGGTGGTTCAAAGATACATTATAAAGCCCATTAAAATCAAGGAAACGCAAGACATTATTATATAAATCCGATTTTTTTAACCTTTCCTTGATCTGGATTTTCCTTAACGAGGTACAGGATTTGATAAAGTCCCGACCCTTCCCCTGTCTAGCCTCGTATCTCCTGAACTCCCTATCGATATCGACATCATCCATCTTAAGTGTTACGGGATGCTGGTATATCAATCTGGTAAGGATCATGTTCTCGGTATTTGAGGATGAGATGTTGGACATAACTAGCTTCTTTATGTTATCCTTGATCACGTCAATATCGGAACGGGAAGCCCCGGCGGGAACCACGCCAGCCGGCAAGTACGAGGGCCGCTCTATCCCGATATTGACCAACATCTCATAGGCCTGATCGGTGTCGGTTATCGGGGCCGTGTTATGGTACATATTCCTACCCATATACAACATGTTCCTGTCATACATATCGGAAGGAGATGTTTCCCCGGACCTTACATACACCATCCTATCCCCGGTAAAGTAAGTATCCTGAACCTCATATATCGGATTCCCTTTCCCTGTTATCCTATCAAGATCGGAAATAAAGTCATCATATACCGGATCACCATTCTGTATGGAAGATAACATGACATCCAACGATGCCATAAGGTCACGGATATCCTCCGGCCTAGATATAACCATCTCATCGCTAATCGCCTCGCTTATATCAACTCCCATATCGGAAAGATCCATGGCTATGTCATATAGACGTCCGGCAACGTCCTTGATGTCCTTAAAATCATCCATATCGATTATCTCCCCAACCTTATCCCTTAGACCTTTCATATCCTTAGGCATACTGATATACGGTATGGTACTATTGGAATATGAGTCGGTAATCGTATTCCCATCCTGACTCCGAACCTCCATACGGGTCATATTACGATATGTGTCATACATCCGATCGGCGTAATCCTGATCCTCCTGATACCGGAGCGCCAAGGAAGGGTATGGGATGGAGGCGAAAGCCTGATCGAACTCCCGGCGGTCGCTGATACCGCCTACCGCCCTCATGATCGTATCCCTTACCTCCATTGGATTCAAGACTCTTCTCTTTCCCAATGAATCATACACATCCTCATATATCATATAATCATCACCAAGGCCTGATTCGGAGGACAAGAAATATGTATCCTTCTCATTGAGATCCCCCTCAGACATAAAATCGACAATCCTCCTCATCATATCCCTTACCCGCTCATACTCCGATCGGTTTGTCATGATATTATCAATCTCATCAGCATCATACATCCCCGATCGCTCAAGATTGTACCTATTGAGGAATATATCACCGCCGGAAAGGAAGTTAGATACGATCATATCATTAAGATCATTGATATTATCAACGCCCAAGGAAGTAAGGGTATTATTGATATCCTTAACCTCGTCAGCCATGAAATTACCCACAGCATAATTCTTTTGTTTGATAAAGGACATGACATCATCATACTTAGGCTCCCCATTGCTATCTAAGTCGTATTCTGATGGCATGGACATCCAATCGCCAAAGAAGGACACGAAGTCGGGGGAGTAGGCCGTACCCCAGACCGATAAGGCCTGCTTCTGGTCGCCCAGTACCTCCATTGCCCTTTGGTATAACCCTGATGGTTGGTTGTTAGGGGCAAGGACATTATCTACCCTACCCTCCTTATTTTTTATAACATAACAAGATCTTCCCATTGCTAAATCGTTTTGTTACAAAGATAAACAAAATCCCGCCTACTCTCACGAGCGGACGGGAGCCAAATAACAATAATGTAACAAACCTTATGTTTCTCCGAAAAGTACAAATATTTTTGCCGATCCTCACGAACAGGCAAAAACTAAATCCTAAATAACAAAAAAAATGGAATTTATCGTTTAGCGAAAATATCCTTATCTGATTAACATATTGATTGTGAATAGGGGTGGATTCGTATACCCTCCCCTATCTCCTAACAATCTCAACCTGCTACAATAGAAATCAATCCATGACTGACATATTCCAATTTCTTATAAGATATATCTTTCTTATTTTCTCCGTTGATATCACGGATATTAAAAATTCCACGAAGCCTTCTTGCGTAAATAAAGCGTTCTTTACCTTGAAACATCACCTTATCAAACAATCTAAATCCGAAAACCTTAAAAGGAGATTGATTCATCCTTTTATTGCCTCCTTTAGGTGCTTTCATCTTATGAATTTGTCTGTTATGACGACGAACTAATTTCCGTTTGTAATAATATCCAAGTCTCTCGGAGTCAAAATTCCTTGAAATCACAAAAGCGTCGGATACATGGGATTTTTCAATCCCGTGATTTATTCGATTATATTTTGTTATGTATCCGAAAGTCATTTTTACGTTTGGATACAAAGATTTTAACTCATCGTATAACTCCCATTTCATGATACTCATAACCGCAGCGTCACGAAGCGACTCACCTCTGTTTACTTTCAATTTGATATTTCCTTTATGAAACTCCTTATGGCAAGTCTTACACAATGTTATCAAATTAGAAGGTGAATCTCCTCCAGTCTTGCGTGACTCAATATGATGGACATTAAGGACAGGATCTTTTGATTTTCCTTTACAATGTTGGCATTTATGCTCATCCCTTGCCAAGACATACTCCCTTACATTCCAAAATCCTAATTGTTCACCTTCCTGATACTCTTTACCTGATATCTCTGGATTCTTGATCTTTTGAGTATCAAATTGGGCAACCTCAATAATCAGTTTTGAGACAGGTAGTATAGAATATACAAAACCGATAATCCTAATATGAGAATCAATCTTCTGCCGGATTGATGGAGCGATCCATCCTCTCTTCTTTGATTTAATCCTATTCATGAATCTTGGCTTTCTATATCTCAATCTGTACCTTCTAATCTTCCTCAATTCCCTTCTTGTTGATAGAAGATCAACAACATCACTTCTTAGAATAACTTCACTTGCGTAAAGTTCCTTGCTTTTTGTTGTAGCTGATAAACCGACATGTTTTGTACCTGTGTCAACGCCTAACGTAATCTCTTGCTTATAACCGGTTGTATCATACAAAAGCCTGATTGTAAAAGGACAAAGATTTACCACGGTTGCTTTCTTTGATTTAAGCAATCTTCTAACCTTACCATGCCTCGTTGTTGGCATTAAGGGTCTACCATATATATCCTGTACATAAACCATTTACAATAAATAATTTAATAAAATGTTTATTCAACATAAGTCAGGGCAAAACCCTGTTAGTACCCATCGCCAATGTTATTGAAGGTTTTGTACAGGCAACACTGGAACCCAAATACAATCCCTGTTTAATCACCTACCTTAGAGCTACGGACTTGGATAAACATCCGTAGGTAACTATATATTCTTCAATAACGTAGTCTTTATTTCAAGACTTAGGCTAATATCCGGCCAGTAAACTGGATATATAAAACTCAAACATTGTTTAACGTTTTATATATTATTGCAGATATTACTCCACCAATGACTCTCATTTATCTTCTCTCACCATACAAAGCGATTATATCTGGTCTCTATCATCTCCACCACCTTCTTGATATCAGATAAAGTTAATTTCTTTATCTCCATATTCCTACTATCCATCCTGACGAAAGAGTCCTTGAACTCCTGCTCGGTTATGGCGTCCAACCTAAATAGATTGTATTTTATAAGTAACTGGGTTACGTCAAATATCAGGATGTTAAGATCAATATCACCCTTCAACTCATTAAGAAGATCACGCATCATGAACTTGATAGCATCAGTATCAAGCTCCAGCTTCTCGGCTTCCCTCATCAACTTCTTAATGATGCCATTGTACTCGATTATGATATTAGCATTATCATCATCAGTAGGCAGAAGAATATCCATCGTACATTCTATACCTATCTTATCACTAAGTCTTTTATTGAACTCCGTCATATAATCGAAAGCCTGACTTCTGCTTAAAGCGTATGTATGGTCAAGCAACTGCCTTTGTCTGTTATTGACAAAATAATGACTGGTATATAACATCATCAAGACCTTCACTCGCTGGATGCGTAAGTCTTGCATAATTTTCCGGTGTAAAAAAGCATCTAATTGCATAATATAAAGAGTCCCCACCGGGGCCATCACACACCCGGCAGGGACCAACTTTTAAATATCTTACTCGTCAGGTGATGGACTGACACCGCGAAGATAAATCAAGATAATTTATTTAGCAAGGATCATCGGCTTCTTTTTCTCCGGATACGACATTCCCGTCGGAAACCAAAGACTTATCCTCGGCCGCCTTCGTAGGCGAGGCGAACTCCGATTCGGAACCGGACGGGTTGACGAACGGGGTCTCCGTATCCTCGAAGAACGTCTCATCCCTCCTAATACTCATCCTGAACTTAGGGGCTATGAAAGGATCGTTATTAAGATCGATATTGATCGTAACGTCATTCATCAAAATATCCTCCTTGGTCCTAGAATAGCCTATCCATCCTCTTACGTCAGCGGTCATGGGCATCTTACTAGCGGCTTCCTTGACATCCTTTAGCCGTTTCTTGATAACATCCACGTCTCCCGCCAACGGAATCATATATGTCTTGTTATCCAGCCCGGATCTGGCTATAGCGTTGTTAAGATCCATTATATCATCAATACTTACTCCACCACCTAGACCCTCTATAATTCTGTCAGCCATCGATCCGATCATAGATGAGAATGATGATATATCCTGATTTTTCAATCTTACGGGGTACAGGTAATTTCTTCCATTTCCTGTCTTTATAGCTACGACCGGGATACGTGAATTTTTATAATCACCATACTTGTCCCTGACGATAGCCGTACAGAACGGGAATATATTATACTTAATATCATCTCTCATCGTAACCTCCCCGTTCTCTATATATCCTACGCTCTCGACCTTACCAACCGTCTCATTGGTAAAGTCATTTTCGGAGACCATCAACGTGCCATTATCATCACTTATGCTAAAATTAGGTCTTCCCGGCAAAACACTGGTGACTGCGCCTACGAACGGTATATCAATCTCGCCAGCGACAGATCCCACATTATCCCTATACAACTCAAAGGCCATACTCCTTAAATCAGCGTTACTACCTTTTGAGTCTGGATCATTGGCCTTAAGCACCGAGACAAAATTACCGTCACCATCCACGATCTTAATAACCATATTATTAACCAAATCACTACGGGCAGACTTGGTCTCGTCAGAATTAGGGTCAACGACATAAAGGCTATTGTATTTATCATACAATTCCTTGGTATACGGATCTGACATATCCATCACAAACCTTACCGTACCACCCTTGCGAAGGCTAGCCGCTGCTTCCTGATTCACCGACTCATTATTAAACCCAAACGTATCACCCGTGTAATAAGGAACAATAGATCCATCCTGCCCCTTGCGATACACCATGAACCAGTTGGAGGTCGATAAGGCGGTCTGCCTCCCCAGTATGACACCGGTAGCGTTCTCGAAAGCCTGAGCGTCATCCTCGCTAATCATCCATCTTGAATGATTTTTAGACTCGATAACGCTGAACATGTTCGTCCCGTCAGTGAAATCCATCACCACCTTATCATCCATAACATATTCACCGGGCGTGACAAGAGCCTTAAGCCCGGATCCCGCCATGAATCTATCAAGCCTCATTCCTCCTACCTCATAATACATGACTCCGCCAATCTCTTTCTTCTGGGCCATCAACACTACCGGATTCTGGGCGGCGTTAACTTCCGTCCTGCCGGTGGATGTCCCGGGTTCGCTCTCCGTGAGAACATCACCCATAGGTATAGACTTATCGTAATCCTTGACAACCATACTTCCATTATCATACAGCCTCATCCATTCCACGAACTGGAGAAGAGGTCCATCAGAATAGTTATTGATAATATCAATAGCCTCATTAAGTTTATCCTGATCAACTTCATTCCCGTTGTCAATATCATTCATAAGATCATTATAAATCTGTATAGCCTCCTTAACCTGATCCTGATCAAGACCATTAATGTTCATATCTATGATATCATCAATAGTATCCCTGATGTTATTTAAGACGTTATCGTTGGTATTTAACCTATCTATCATTGACCTAATCTTATTAAGCTTAGCTATAGGATTATCGCCAAACCCATTTACAAGATCATTGATACGATCCTTGTTATTATCATATATCTGCCTCTCCCTAGGAGATAAGATATCCTCATTACCGTTCCATATCTTTATAGCTATATTATTGATTCTATCATCAGAAGGATTTATGATATCCTCATTATCAGGTACATTCTCAACGATACCGCCCTCATCAGCCTTGATATCATTCTCCATAGATCTGGCGATCATATGATTATAGGTCTTGAACATAAATGCCTCGTCCTCTCCTATAAGACCATCTTGATAAGCCTTATCTATGACCTGATCATTGGCATAAAGGGAGTTGGCATCAGGATCATCGGTATTCCTGAAATCATATTTACTATCATCCTCCTCATAAGTCTTTCCCCATATGTTTGACAAAACCTTCATGAACCCACGTTCCTGCGACCGTATGAATCTCCTATCACGCATACGGCGAAGAGACTCATTTATATTCTTATAAGCCACAAGATTATGACGATACTCGCTAAGTAACGCCATAGCCTCTTTATAATTATCAACCCCACGGATAGATACAGCATTCTCAAAACCAACTATAGTCTCATAAGCTGCCATAAGATCGGCGGCGCTGATCCTTGATTCATTCCTGTTTAATAACAGCTTAGATATATCTGTCTCTGAGTTAACTAACGTAGCTAATCTCCTCTCCAAAGCAATCCTATCCTCCGTCAATTTAAGAAGTCTATCATTCTCCTTGGCTAACTTGACCTTATCAGACTCAAGAGCTTCTTTAGACGTGATACTCTGCTGAAGCTTCAAAACATTCTTCTCCATCTTCTGTATATCATCTGTAAGCTCCCTAAGTTTCTCAAGATCCCTACTCGAATCAGGATTAAGACGAGAATATATATCTAAAGCGGGGCCTATATCCGTATTGTATATCCTTCCTAACTGATTAGCGATATCATCCAAATTATCCTTAGCCTCAAGACCATTATAAGCCATGTTAGAGATGTAGGTGTTAAATGATCTATTGGATATACCATCGGTAAGGGAGTCGGCAAATCTGCTAGCCATAGTAAAATTATCAACCTTCTTATTGAACTCGCCAACAAGGTTGGACTTATACTCATTTACCTGCTCATCTGTCATATTCATATCGGAGGCTATATCGCTATTAGGTATAGACTCGATGACTGTCTTGAAATTCTCCTTGGTATCATCTAACATCCCCATTTCCTGATCATAACGAAGACGGTTGAATACGGCATCACTAAAAGTCTTATCTACGATTCTAGAATTAGGTATATCGTCAGCGTTATTATCCGTACTTAAGCCTGATAATTGAGCGTTCAGGGCCATGCTGCCACGAATAGCTTGGACAGCCGCCGAGGTCAAGGCGCCGGCATTAGTGTTGTAGGCCTCTACCATCCCCTTATTACGGGACATGTCTTGGCTCCATTCCTTTATACCTCCAAGGCTTCTTACACCCATAACCGATCCGATAATCATACCGATGCCGATCTCCTTCCATCCTTGGCTAGACCCGTATGTTTCCTTGAACCCGTTCTTTATAGCCTCCATATAGCCTATATTCTGCCGGATAGCCATAGGATTGTATCTTGATTCTACCCAATCCTTGGCGGACTTACTAGCCACCCCCTGAAGACCTTCCTCATACAGACCCTCTGACACTGGGCGCTTGATGATATTGAACGTATTTCCGGCTACCTTCTGCCATTTCTTTGGTGTTATGGCTCTTAACGTACCGTTATCCATCCTCTCGGCACCTACGCCAAATATATTGCGTTTTATGAACTTATCCACACCAAGATCCATGCCGAACATATCGCCGAACATAGCTATATTGGATAATGACAATATGCCGACGTTGGCGGCGAATACAGCATTAGCGGCATTGGCATTATCAGCCCTGAACTTCATAAGCTCCTCATATGGGACTTCCCTTCCATAAGCGTTACGGTAAGACTGCCTGAAATTCTCCTCAGCCTCCATCAGCATACTTCTGGCCTCGACAGATGCCTCCCACGAGGTAGATGTGCCAAGGAAAGCGAGGGTGTCCAGTCCCTTGCCTATCCTCCGTCCCGTACGGGCGGCCCTAAGGTAGACGCCGAACGCTTTCTTGGTATCCGAAGCCGCTTTGCCTATCCTAGCCAAAGCCACGCCCGCCCTAGCTCCCGTACGAGCTAAGTTCATCAATCCAGCGCCGGAATATACGGCTGACGATAACATGGCTCCAGCGGTAAAAGCAAGACCGGATAAAAAATCGTTAGACCAGAAATTAGCCGTGGTCATGCTTTGAAGGAAATTCATATCCCGCTCCTCACGATTGTAATAATGAGCAAGACCGTAATCCATCTTCTTGTCCTGATCATCCAACCATCTCGTGAAATCGTTATCAAAAACAGCGTTAAAATTACCTCTGGATACACCGGCGTAAATACCATAAAAAGGCTGAATAACACCACCTAATCCATACAAAGCGGCTTTACCTACAAATTTCCCCAAACCTCTCATCCATTTCTCAGTCCTACCTTGACTCCTAGATAAACGTGTGTCGTTATCTACACCGGGGATATAAGACTCGTATTTAGGTATCCAAGTACCGCTACTAAGTCGATACCTTGAATCCTCCAACGATATCTCCGGACCAGTAAGATTAAACCTGCCCTTATAGCTTTGATCAGAAGCTATATATCCTAATGGGGACATATGTTTCATATCATCATAATAATTTGTCTTAACAGTATTCTTGATCCTCTCCGACAATGACGGTATCTGGGACTTTGATCTCTCGGAAGCGGAATACGGATCCAATACCGGAGGCAGGTCACGATCCGGTATATCATAGGGATCCGTACCAATAGCCTTTATATTATCTACGTTTATGGTAGGATATCTGTACTTCTCGGCAAGATCCTTTCCGTTAGAGGTATTATTATAGATTTCCATTGTTTCCATTATTTCCACTATTTCCGTTATTCCTGTTTCTTATCTCCTGATCAATCATATCAGCTATGGGCGAGATGAAGCTCTCGAAATCATCAGTAGTAGATCTTCCCTCGCTCCTCCAATACACCTCATTCTCCTTGCTAAGTATCTGTTGCCATGCCATGACCAAATAATACTGCGGGCAGAAGTCGATCTTCCTTGCTACCTCATCAGCATAGTTAACGCCATCCAGATCAATTGAATACAACGGGGTATTACCCTCTCTAGCCCCTCCTTTGCTATATATATCAACATTTATCCCAGAAGAACCATTATTATACTTATATCCGGAAGCCCTTAACTCGTACATAGAAGCGTTATCGAACAACACGTCAGTAGCGATCATCATCTGATTCTTCCTGATATTACCGTCATTTATATTCGTAAACATATCTATATAAGGCATTACCGTGTCCTTGGCCCCGCTAGCGTAAGCGAATGGAGCTACCAACAATGACTTAGCCATCTTCCCATAAGCGTTGTTGCTTGAGCTGGCGAAAGATATGGGTACGACACCGGAATCATAGGTCTCGGACGGGATGCTTACATCCTCTTTGTAGAAAGTAAGTCTATTCGCAGCCAGATCAGCCTCGCTTACCTCAACAACAGATCGACCATCACCTCCATTATTGCCAATGATCTGATAATTACCATCACCTATAGGGGATATGGTAAACGTTATCTTCGTATTGGCATTATCCTTATCCTTAGGAATAAAACCGCCACCACGGGTAAATAGGTCACTAACCTTTATATAATCTTTCTCTTCTTGACTTTTAGACGGATAATCACCGGAGAAGATATACTCACGCTCGGCATACTCATGACGATATTGTCTCAGGTAATCCTCGCCAGCACGTTTAGCGTCATCAGCGATCCTACCTAAATCCCCACGACTCCATTTATGTCTTAATAAATCATTCCTCTCTTTATGAGCCTCATCATATATAGCGGTAGCGACAGCGATCGCCCTGTTATCCCCGGCAAACCTATCTCTTATTTCCTCAATGTGCTTATTCTTACTAGCCCCAGATACGGCAAGAGACATTATAGATTCAATATCATCAAGCGAAAAAGACGTTCCCATTAAATCATTCACACGATCCAATAAGACACCTGATTGACCCGAATCCATTGATACATGAGGCATTTCTCCTTCAACACCGTAATTAATAGTATTTATATTATCATTTAACAAAGAGCTGTAAGCGGACAACTTACTCCAATCATTTAATGTTATATCGTTTATACCATTTATATCAAAAACCTTATCGCCATTGTTATTAATATCTCCAAGATTGAATGTGCCGAATCCATAACTAATATCTATACCCGACCCACTGTCCGATCTAGCTTCTCTCTGAATTATAGTATCAATACCATCCAAAACAGCATTGCTCGCCTTATTGAATCCATCATTGATCTTATTATACTTCCCTCTTTGGGTATTTAATCCAAGAAGCTTCAAATAACTATCCTGACCATTGTAATCAAGCAACTCGTTCCTTGACCCTCCATTGGCCTTGAAATAAGCCATGATAACCTGATCGTTATCCATATCCTTGACCACGTTACTATTCTCAGGATCAGACGCCCATGCGTCGATCTTCCTTCTAGCGTCATCTGATAATGACTTAACGAAATTACCCATGCCGGTAGTCACCGCCTTCTCGTTGGCTATGAACCCGTTCATGAACTCATCGCTTATGCTCACATCGTCAAGGTTTGCGCTCTTGGTAACCACGGTAGGCCCGGTCGTGTCATCACCTCCGCCACCTCCATTCTCCGACTTACCCGATTTGCTGGCTCTCATCAACGCTGCTTTCTCCATGGCTAGATTATGCCTTTTTGTCTCATTAAACTTAGCTCTCTCAATCATCTGCTGATTAGCCTTGAAATAATAATCATCAACACCCAACGTCTCGTATGAGTTATTATAAGACCATCTCAGCCCGACGCCACGAAGGAACTGCTGTCGTACCATGAACATGCCGGCTCGCTCCGGGCTGTAGTTGCTACCGATAACGCCCTCGGCCTCCTCCACGAAATCATTTCTCTGCTTGATAATATCCGCCAGCTCCGACTCCAACTTAGCCCTCTTGGCCTTGTCATTGCCAACGCCCTTTAGCTTGGCTCGTATGGATTCTTCCTTGACACTGAAATCATCAATATACCCTTTAAGGAAATCTGAGGTGCTTTGAACATTAAATAAGTCAGGATTCGTTCTAGCCATATATCTTCCCTCTAATTGCATCTGAGCCTTACCGTTCTCAGATATAGAAGCCATGGCTATATCCCTGACCTGAGCGTAACTCATCTCATCTATATACATCTCACGCATCTCGCCCGTCCTGTTACCATTGGCATCAGTCACCGGTACATTGACTTTCTTCCCCTTGTTAAGGGAGATGAAATTCTTCATCTTCTCATCAATCTCAGCATGATAATCCGTATAAGGGGTATAATGTATAGGATTAAGACGTGTCCCTACCTGACCGTCATTCATCCAAGCCACGGCATCGGCGAAAGCCTCAGCCTCGTTTATAGGATCATACATCTTGGGATTGTTCAGCTTCATATCCTCCATCTTCTCGCTAAAAGCCCGGATCTCCCTAGTACCGGCAATAGCATTCAACACACGGGTATCCAGAGCTTCTCCAAGACGAGCCTGTATACTTCTGGCTATACCGTCAGAAGCCAAATTAGATTTACGATACACGTTATTCACGTCCTGTATCAGCCCATTTAACCTATTCTGAAGATATTCCCTATCCTGAGGTTTTATAATGTCAGAATTGATAATATAATCAGCATACTCGTTTATAGCCTGCCGATTGGTATCTATCTTCTGCTGCATGTATCCCATCCCCTGCATCATGACATCCATGTTGTAGGGCGATACGTACTTGCCGTAATTCCTTAATATACTATATTGTGAAGCCATCCTTTATCCTTTCTTGCTTTTAGTTACTTCCTGAGCGGGATATAATCTCCTGTAACTTAATATATCTCCTTGAGGGTCTGCGATCAACTGACCATTGGGACCAATCTTTACATCCCCGAATATAGACCTTAATGTATTCATGGTCGTAGCCGTATTCCACTTCTGCTGGATCTCATCATTTACGCTATCAAAATACCTAGCCCAGTTCTCGTCAGTATTAGCCAAAGCCTGTAATATTCGACTTTGATAACCCTGACGTTGAGCTATATTCTTATCATACGTATCAGTCCAAGTCCGGGCGTTTACATTATCAGCCCAAGTCCTTTGAGCCACGTTCCCTTGTTCTACCTCATTTATATACTTACCTATATTGGAACTCATGATAGCCTGTAGGTTGGATGATAAAGCCCCTCTCTGGGAATCCGGGACATTACCCATCTGATCCAATTGTGATTGGAAAGCACGATTGGTCTCAACCATATACTGATCAGCAGATCTCAACACCGGATCCACGGTAGGAGCGTAATGCCTTTCCAGACCTTCCGTTGTCACGGCTCCCGGGGTCATCCTAAATACCTCGGGGAAGTCAAGACCGCCACCCACTATATTCCTGCCTCCATTGCCGCTGTTCGACTTACCGGCATTTGTATTGGTCTTAGGGAGTGTATTGGGATCAATCAGCTCAGGCATATCCAGTTTAACATCAGGTTCCTCCACATCACCTATATCCATAGGACCGGGAGCCACCTTATGAGGATCAAGTATAAAATCAAGACCTTCCATTCCTTTCATGGATCTCAATGCCTGCATCTTAAGCATATCCTCGCCAAGTATCTTATTAACGACATCCTTGTTCTTGTCAGAGAATAGTTGGCTAAAATGGGTGATACCAGCATCGTTAAGAGCCTTATGCTGTTCCTCTGTAACAACGTCTAGACCGATCATAGGGCGAGATGTGGTAAACAAACCTAATTTATTGTCTCTCATCCTATCATGATATGCGGCTTTCTTGTCTTCCGGGTAATTACCTTGACTATCCTCACCGCCAAAGGAAACGAGCGTCGTGTAATCCCGAAGCGCCTCGGCGTTGGCGATGATCGGGTTCTCAGCCGTAGCCAAGCCCATCCAGCTACTTGTCTGACCGTAGATAGCGTCTTGCAATGCCCTAGCCCTAGCGCCCTCTGAAGCTCCCATATAAGCATCGTAAGCGACCGGATTGAATGTCTTATAATAATTCAACCTCTCATCCGTATTAATACCTCCATAAGAGCCATCAGTTCCTTGGCGTTGATAACCGAAATAGTTAGGATCATTGTTGAACCTATTCTCGATCGGGCGGAAAGTTAATTTACGACCGAACAAAGACGTGCCTCCTATCTCCATCTTCTGACGAATACCAGCCACTTTCTTAAGCAGCTCTTTCTTAGCCTCAGCTATATCCTCCTCCGTAAGACCGTATTCTTTCATAGATCTGGATATGATGTTATCTATCTCACCACCCTTAGCGAAATACGTATCCTCATCCTTCTTCATCTTCCGGTCTTCCTGCTCCTTGTATATGACATTAGCGAAGTCCGTAAATCTTCCCTCTAATCCATTAACGGTATCGTTGCTATCATTTATAGCCTTAGATAATACGGAGGCGTTTAAACGCCTTGTATTCTCGTCATCTATCTTATCGTTTTTCTTCAGCTTCTCCAGCGCCTTTTTCTGATCATCGTAAGCCGATTTAAGACCGATCTTAGCCTTATACCTATCCATTAACGTAGCATACGTATCCTTAGGCGTGGCTTTGATCCCATACGTATCTCTGATGTATTTAGCGAAATCCGGCTCTATGGTTGTGTCGTCGGTAATAACCTTCGTTCCCTGCTCCAAGGAAACGGGGGTTCCACCATCGGCGTGCTTCTGCCCCATAGCCTCCATCGGCGCCTCTCCGGGCTGCGTCACGTACTCACCCTTCTCGACCTCTACGTTGGCTTGATCTTCCATCGACTTAGGTAACGGATACAGGTACTCACCGGTAAGGCTTCCGCTATCGAACCTATTATTAGGTCCTAGATAAACACCCCCACCATCCTTGTACTGCATCTGGGATTGCCTTCTTTGTCTGGCCTCACGCTCCTGAGCTAACCTGATATTGGTACGAGTACCTTTCTCTGACGCTATCCCAGAAACCACGTTACGAGCCAACCCCATGATACCACTAATTCCTGAGGCTATGGTGGTTATCGTATTAGCTGTTTTAGCCCCAGTGGATAAATCACCATATCCCTCGCTTCTCATACGCCCTATACCACGACCCATCTGAGTGAATCTAGACCCTATATCATCAGCGCCATAGTAGGGGATGGTGGTAAAATCAAAAACATCCGTCTCGCCTGAACCGGTCTTAGACTTATCAACATCGTTAACAGTTATGTTATTAAGCGTAATACCATTGTCCTGATAATTCTCAGCTATACGCTGTAAACTACCCTTGAAGCTAGCCGGAAACACATTATCCTGATCAAAAGCATTAGCGTATTTAGTCCTCAACTGATCTGGAGTATCCAAAGAATATATCCCTAGCGGATTGACCGGCGCGGGTAATCCTTGGTTGGTATTCACCAAAGGTTCTATACCTAACCCTTGTATACCGTCCATATTACCAAGCATATACGACCCGACTTCCCCGGCCTCTTGATATTTAGGTATCTTCCTCTTGATTACGTATTTGCTCATGTCTAATTAATTTCGTTCTGACACAAAGATAATTTAAAAAAACAGAGACTCATCATTTCACAACGATGAGTCTCTCAGCAAATGCTATTATTATGTACAGAATTAAATTCTTTTTATGAATAATGATCCTATAGCCTTAACCAAATCATAGAAACCGGCAGAACTGAGACCTACAGCCACTCCATATAATAGAGCCTCCCACCATTCACTCCCTATAAGCAATGGAGACACCTTTAGTAGCCACGCTAATATACAAACCAGCATACCTATGACTACGGCGGATAGGACTTTAGCCCACTTATGGGTGTCAATATACGGCACAACCTTGGCTAGTTGGGTAGCTGACATCGTAACAAAAGCCATGATACCGGTAAAGGTAGTTAGATCAATGGTGATAGTCCCTTCTGATGGGATTACCTCTTGCGCCATCAAAGCGAACGGCGTCAATAACATAGCAAATAAAAATAACAATCTTTTCATATCTAAAACGTTTAATTACTTCGCAAATATAGCATTAATTCTGAGTTCTGCTCATACCCTTTATATTCAGCATCAACCCCGGTATCATATTAAGCACCAACTGCCTTTTCGCCTGCTCCCTACGCATACGCTCAGCTTCCGCTATCTGCGCCTCTGATTGGGGATCGTTCTTGATGTTATTAGCGATATCCTCTATAGCTTTCCTGTTGGCGCCTGATTGAGCTAGCATCTTATATAACAGGTCTTGACCTTCCTTCTCCCACCAGCTATCCATGGAAGAGCGGGAAGCCAAAGAAGGATCGGCAGGGGCTACCGTCTCAGGTACGGGCTGCTGACCTCCGTCCCCCGTGCCCGAATCCCGCTGTCCGAACTCGTATCTCATTGGCTCGTTCTCCGGGACACCATACCTATTAGCGAACATATCAGCGAACTCAAATCTCTTCTCATTTCTTAAGGTCGATCCAAGAGGCCTACCGTATCCTTGATTCCATGCCACGGTAGCGTCCTTGTAGTTGACGGCGTTATCGAAATCGGATTTAGAATACATATAGTAATTATATACATTACCTTGAGCGTCCTTGTCAAAAAACTTTCCTTGATTGATGTAATTCCAACCTAACCCCGGGACCTTGCCTTGATACTCATCCACGAGATAATCCAACTGCTGTGTCAATGTCGGTTTCTTCCCATACCTGCGCTGTAGCTCCTTCTTCCTCGGTCCAAGCCATTGTTGGATGCCAAAATCACCGGCGGTGCCTAGGGCTTCGGTGTCCCCTCCGGACTCGGCGGCGATGTTCGACAGGATACCGATAGCTTGCGTTTGTGGTATTCCCTTCTTATCGGTCAGATAATCCCATATCTCATCATACACAACCATCTTATTATCCTCTGATCTGTCAGGATCAATTACATATTTACCATCTCCATAAGCCCTACCTGTGCTTACGGCCCCTCCCTTATCTTTCTTCTCCTTATCATCATCCATCAACATCTTACCAACTATAGCCGCCGGCAAAATAGCAGGAACATTTTTAATGGCTTTTTTTATTTTATCCGATGATTCTTTCAATACCTTTCCCGTAGCTCCAAACATGTTCTTGGAATAATCTTCAGCATAATTGCTACCTATACCACTCACAAGGTTGTACACATCAATCTCATCCATACTATCGATATACTTATCAAGGTCATCAATAGATGGAGTCCTTCCATATGTATTATAAAATTTATTCCACAAGCGAAATCTAGCTTGAGTATTAAAAGCTATTTTCTCTGATATCTCATTACTTGATGAGTTTGGGTCAGCCCTATAAGCGTCTTTTAATAATGACTTATCATTTTCGGATAAATAAATCTTATTATAATTATTACTTGAATCATATTTATGCCTAAACTCATGAGATAGGTTAGATAAACTCTCATCGCTCCTAGTAACAACCTTATTGTATTTACTAGTATAAAACCCTTTAGCATTACTATTATCCAAAGCGGAGGATACCTCATATCTAAAATCATCGAAATCAGAATCCGCCGATACCCTTAGATTGTAAGCTTCTTCCAACCGTTTCCCATTATCATCAAGCATAGAATCTATCTTATCCTTAATATGCTTGTTAGACACATCATTTATATTTTGGAGATCAACACCATTATCAATCATCAAATCCACAGCCGCCTTATAAGAATCAGGGAGATTGTTATAATTCCTTGAAATTCTATCATGAACATCCTTGTTAAAAAAATCCCTAACCAAAGGTTCATCATGAACATATTTATCCACAAGATCATTATCTACAAGAAAATTATACAATTTACGTTTATCTTCTGGCAGAGGAATCTTCTTTACTTTATTAGCGAAAGAAAAAAATTCACCTAATACCGGGAATAGCCCTAAAGCTGATAATGTCATTCCTAAACCATCCCCAGCCTTCGATGACTCCACAAAATCTCTCACATCCATAACATCCCCGATAATAGGGATACCTCCAGCTATAATCTCGGTAATGTCAACTCCATCATTTATCTTCTTACCATATTCAGTATTAAGATTTATGCCACTAGATCCAACGGAGGTGTTATCCCTTGAAGCCACATATCCACCCCCTTTTTTCTTATCCATCTTCTCTCCCCATAGCCCATATTTCTCTCTGGGCCATATACCGTCTATGGCATCCACGTAACCAACGGGATGCTCCCCGTCCATGCGCCGGTTCCGCCGCTCGTCCGCTGGGTATAGGGCGTTGGCCAACGGCTGCGTGATATGACCCAACCCCTTATCCTTGGAACTCGACATAGCATCCACCACAGTCCGATATACAGGGCTTAATTTCTCAGGTAGATATAATCCCGCCTCATCAACCAGCTCACCTATCTTCTTATTTATACCCCTGAGGCTGAAATTATAATTACCCATACCGTTATTCAACGGGGACAACGTACCTCTTATCCCATTCATGCCTTTAACTGCGGCTCCTCCGCTAAGGATATCAAACTCCGGGGACACGTTTCTCAAAGGACTATCATCCATACCTCTGAAATACATAGGACGCTCGCCATTGACAACCCGGTTAAGATCCTCCTTATATAAATCCTTTATCCACGATGGGATTTCCTCCGGTTTATTCTTCTTAGACATATATTACGTTTTTCACAAAGATAACCATAATATCATAAGCCTAAAAACACGAAACGGGTACATAATAAATCATGTACCCGTTTATACGCTAATGCATGTGATAAGCAGCCAAGGCTCCTTTAGCTTTCTCCTTAGACTTGTACTTAGCCGGCCATAATTTACCGGTCTTGTTACTGACCACTCGCCAATCACTCCCTACTTTCTTGATACATCCTGATTTCGGGCATTTGCCCTTCTTTTTACTGCTAGTTTTCCCTGCTGCCATAACATCAAATATTTAAAGGTATATAATCACCTCAATAAACTTTCTCATCGCTGCTAAACCAACGTACTATCATCTTGAACCGGCTCTCAATGTCATTCACGAACCTAGCCAAGAACCAATCGCCACGAAGACGATCACGCCACCTCCGATGATAATCGACAGCCCTAGGATCGATCTTCCGGTCAATGTCATTCACATCCTTGATCCATACCGGGAGGTTATTAGTATCGTCTTTGACCTCGTTAAAATAGTCATTTATATTTATCTTCTGATCAACCTCCGTCACCAGTATCTCACGGCTATCGTCATTGGTTACAGGATACCTTAACCGCTGGCTCATATCGTTCTTGTCAGCGATAACCATCCGAAGCTCACCACTGTTGTTGGTATCGTTATAAAACCATGCTTTATTGAATCCGGTAGTCCTAAGAATTTGGTAATTAACCTCATCCTGATACCTTCTGGCATCCATCCTATATTGGTAGTTCGTGAGGATCTTATTCACATACTGCTCACGTACTGGTACCTCTATAACGAACGGATATAGTTTACCGTAAAATACTTGATACGATTGGTTGGTCAATCCATGAGACCATAACCCTATCTCCTGACTTTCACTTGAGTAGTTCTTTCCAGACTGGAAATAATGCTGGTGCTCGATATAATAATCAGGGGTGTAGGATAAATATGATTTCCACTCACCCTTCAGGCAGTTATATCCAACGGTGAACGAGACGTCCGTGAAATGGCTGGCGTCCTGTAGCTCCACCGCCTGCCCGTTCCTGTAGAACCGGCCGCCACGGAATTGGTACTCGCTCGGATTCCCTACCGGTATATAATCTTTCTTGGTTATCAGAACTCTCTTGAACCGATTGTCCCAGCCCATGGATAGCCCTATACCAAAGAACTTGTTATCAATATCATAATAAGACAACTCAGCGTCCGTATCAGCGTTATATATCCGGCTACGGATGATCTTCATCTGAAGATGCTCCTTAAACCAGTTTCTAAGCCCCGGTGTGACCTCCGTAAGATTCCTACCATTAGAATCTACCTTAAACACCTGACCACGCCTTAAATCGACCCAAAAATGCCCAAACTCGCAACTGATCATATCCCGACTCTGGGTCCCGGAATATCCTAACGTCGTATTATTATACTCGATACCACGAGAGGCGAAAAGACCACCTGTCCCTAGTTCGCTATTCTCCGGGGATATTCTCTCCGCCAATACGTCTATGGCGTTATACAGCCCTACCTGATTCTCGAAGCGAGCCAGTATCTGATCCGACTCTATCCCTTTCATGCTTATAAGCTTTCCGAACGAGGTCTTGAACTCATGGTAATCCATAGGCTTGTACGACAGCCAAGGATCGGTCATGCCGTTCTCCGACACGTCGGCGGTGCTCCATATGACGCCGTTGGGTCTTTGGTAGGCGCAGTCCCAAAAATTGCTATCATACGTCTCCGGCAACGACCTTCCGCCTAGCGTAAAACGATTCTTATACACAGGGCTCATCTTAAACACATTATCCCTTGATATAGGGACATTACGCTCTTGAGTCCATGATATATAATCCCCTACCTCCGGATAGAACCCCTCGTAAGGCTCAGGCCCGGCTATACGGAAATTGCAATTGATCTCAGACTCCACGAGGAACTGAGGTATACCATAGAAGTATAAGAAGAAACGACCGCTAAGATACATATCTCCGGTCTTGCAAACCATCTCATAAGCGCTCTTCCGGATAGGGAAAGAGTATAGCGATCCGGTATCCGTATCGGTCTTATTAAGATAATCCTCCCCGGTATCGTAATTGACGAAATAACGGGGATACCCGATGTTTCGATAATCGTAATAAGGGAATGGTATCATGTCTCCCTGACCAAACTGAGTCAAGTAAAACATAGGCATCTTCCTCTTAAGCGAGAACCTTGATATAAACACATCTCCTCCAAAAACAGGTTTACGCTTATCCTCATCCATCAACCCGCAACCACCTAACGATACCCACCTGATATCCTCTATCTGCCCGTATTGAGCCGGAGAATATTTCTTTATCCTCATATAGGGGCAGGATACAAAAGATTCACGTGTCATAAAATGAGGCGTCATACCAGCCACCTCATCGTTACGAATATTACACTCATCCTGAATACGGCTGGTATCGTAACCTGAAACCAACTCCGGATATTCAAGCATATACTTATCCATACCAAATGACATGAACAACGAATGCTCACGATCGAGGTTGTTTATGATAATAGGCTTACCACCTACGGTTCCCCCTTGTGACGAGATGTCTGTAACCGGATACAACCCGCTCTTGATATATTTGGCCGTTGACAATCCACGTAGCTCCGACGCCCCTATTTTTTGGTAAAATAAATTATAATGAGCGACAGAAGTATAATAATAAGCATAGTTCCGTCTAGGTCCCCTATCTATCAATGCCGTTAACCACTGATACCTATACTTGCCTATATCCACCACGGACTGGGCTGTGGCCTTGGCGATACCCGTAGCCAGACGGATAGCCGTCAGCGCTATGCCGACAGGGTTGGCTAAAAAGAACACGCCTCCACCGACATATTGCTGTGAAGCCGACTGATATGTATACTCAGCTATAGCGGATATTAAATTAGCCATAGCCTCCACCGTAGCCAATGATGTTGCCATACTGTAAGCCTTACTCCCTAATATCGTCCATTTAGGGTGATCCTCCACCTCCCTGAATATACCGGAGGATTTACCTAATTGATAACCATCAACAAGGCACTCGGTGGGAGCGTCAGGCTTGTTAAAGGCAATATCAGGACTTAAGAATGAATACCAGATATTACCCTTCCTGTTAAACGGATGCGTTATAAATTTCTCACGATTAATATCCTTATAGATATACATATCATCAGACAAATCGTTGTAAGGGTAATTAGGATAAAGGTTAGCCGATCCGTCGGGATCATCGTACTTAAACATATCATAAGCCAGACCGGTTCCGATAACGCTCTTATCCAACGTCCTATCGCCCCTATACAACTCATATCCTATTATAGAATCTCTTCTGGCCTTATCTATAAGACCGTTCTCTACCGCTATATCCAAAAACTCATTAACGATATCGTCATCAAGCATCACCCCCATAGGATAAATATAGGAGTCAACTCCATATTGACCAGTCAGTTGAGACGGATTACCCATAAAAGGAGCGACAGAGTTATCCGGGAACTTGTAATGACGTATAGGTCTCTGACAAAACGTGGTTGACGTATTGGGGTACTCAGCGTTACCCCCATTACCGGTGAAATAAGACTTACCCCCAACTGATTTAGGAGACCCATAGTATTTCGTCAAAGAATCTATTATGTCCTTCCTCTTTGATCCTCCCGATGATATCCCGATCTTACTTGAATCATACAATTCAAAATTAGCCGGGTACTTATTGGTAGACTCCCAATATCCGAAATCACCATACTGATATGGTCTGGGAGCGCAGTCAGCGGGTTTATCCCCACATGAGACACACTTCGCCTCATAGGTAACAAATCTCCTTAATTTCAATTCTTTCGTGAAGAAGAACACGTATTTCACCTCCAGTGGCCGAATGCCAAAACAGAACGGGGCGGGGAAGATGGCGGTGCCGGCCGTATAGAATCCGGCAAGCTCCTTCATGTCCTTCCTCATGGCGAAACCGGTGAAGAACACGCATACCGCAGGCTCGATGCAAACATATATCTTATGGAAAGTAGTCTTGTCATCATTCCAGAACAAGTACTTTGGCATCATAAATATCTTATGATCCACGTAATTCACTATAACACCTTTCTTGGCATCATTAGCCAAAGGATTAGGAGCCACGGTACCTTCCTTGTCCGAGAAAAACGTTATACGAACCTTGTTGTATGATGATGAGTCGCCGATCGGATAATTATAGTTACCCATCATCTCTATGTACATAATACCGTTATCAGGATCGGATAAACCACTTATGTATTTCTCGTAATCCAACTCCACCCATCTGGCGTATGAGGATACATGTGGATAGAACTTGAAATAAGTCAAGTTGCTTCTACCGAACCAATTGGTCTTGGCGTCAATATCATTCTGCACAGACACACGACCTTCCCAGTCAGTAGTTATACCGGTATTGAACTTAGAATTATCACCATCGCCAAAAAGACACATGGCGTTCTCGATACCAAACTGACTCTCGTATTGGGGAAAATAAGCCTCCATCGTATCCATCAACTTATCAAGCATCGTCTCTGTATGATGCTTACCTTCCCATCCGTCATATTGAAACAAATACGTGCACTTACCCAATGACCTACCTCCTTGGAATGTAGGAAGTTGAACATCATTAATAGTAGGATTGACATGAGGATCATCTACCGAGCACCCATTAGTACATATACCCTCATCATATAACTGCCGGACATTAGACATATCCTGACACAAGACCAAAGCGGAGGAGTCTATATCAGACGGGAATTTATCCTCATCCTGACCATCCAGCCATTCCTGAACCAGATCTATGATATTCTTACCTCCACTGGAGTAATTATCGAAATCACACAATACAGAGAATTTCCTTTGTGACTCGGCGTTACTTTGTATTAAGGTGGTAGGCTCGGTCTCCGTATAATCACTAGCCAGCTTATACGTAAAATCAATCCTAGAATCCACCAAAGAGTTTTTATCCAATATAGTCATGGTCTCTATCCTCTCGATATCATCACATCCACTAGGAAAATCGGGAGCCTTTATACCGTCTTGATCCTCTGGCAATGATATAGCAGCGCATAACTCGTCAGTAATACCTACATTAGATTCTATGATATCACACAGGTTCTCTATATTATCAGCGATATAATCAATAGCATCATCTACCGTAACATCTTCCCCCATCGTGTTGATAACGAATTGGGTCTCTCCTACCGTGGCATATTCCTGCTCTACATATCTGAGCTGCTTGACATCTAGCTGATTCTTGCATTCTCCTCCAAAATCATCAAATCCCCAAGACGGGTCGTTTATGATCTTTGCCGTATTCTTAAACTGCCAAAGATGACGGCGGCTGTTCCCCGCACACTGCGGGTTGTTCTCCAGCACCGACGCAGCCGACAGGTCGTCAGAGTTACCGTCCTCATCAACGATAACCTCCATCTCCTCCCTTGTGGCCGGACGAGGGATGAGCGGGAATCTAGCCGTCCTGTATCCTGTATTGGTAAAGAACCTTATACCCAACGGATATACCTCGTCACGCATGAAAGAGGCGTATTTAGAGCAAGCCACACCGTCTTTATACAAATTCTCCGTGGCTATAGATGTCTGCCATTTAACGAAATGACCCAAGAAGTTAACGACCGGTTGAAGATTCCATTCATTCTCCACGGTCAATCCGTATTGAAGAAGACGATTCCCGACAGACGTCATGCCTCTGGCTGTCTTATATACCGGTATTTCCTTGGATAACTTCTCCATGGTCGTACGCTCGCTATATTGATCCGTAAGATAATAGATAGTCCTTTCCGTTATCGGATGTATACCTTCTATGAAATACTCAAGAACCGGGCTTTGCTCACCATTAAACCCAACCGTGTTCTGTATAACACCTATCTTATAATGAGATACCTGCTTATCTATATTAGACACGGTAAGGCGGATACCCATGTTGGTTGACTTACCCCATAAACCATCGCGGATAACCATATCTTGACGATCGAATAACATGATTGGGTTGGTCAATGAGCAATATCCGGTCTTCTCAATCCCGAACTCATCGCACAACGCCACGCAGAACTGGTAGGTCCCGGCACGCAGGCTCCCCCCGAACTCCACGACCTCAGGCTCCACGCACGGGGCCGTCAGCAACGGGAACACCAGCAGCTTCTCGCAGGCCAGCCTACACCTCTCTATTGGTTTGTCATCCCCACATGTCTTATACCCATGATAATGATACCAAAAGTCACCATCATCATCCGGATTAAGAGCCTTGTCAACCATAACATATCGCTGGGGGTTATATCCATCAGTCCAGTATATCACCTTACCACACTTCTCATCCTTGATCTCTATATCAAAGATCGGGTGATGAATGGAAAAGTTAAGACAAGGGTCATCAACCCAGTCCTCTATCAGGACCTCCATCAAATCACATATCTCATCAAAACGACCATCCGACTCCTCAAGCCTCTCTCCAAGGATACGATGAATATCTTTCCCTGATCCCGCTAATTGATCCTCTACGGTCTTGACATAATCCAATGACCTCATGAACGTGATCTTAGAGGTGTTGTTATCAGGATTCACCAGAAAGAAATAAGTGTTATCACCAGCTATATCATTCTTATACCCAATAACCTTATAGCCATCGAATCGCTTACATAAAAGGGTACTAGGCTCATTCTGGATCTTAAGCTGGCTTCCATCGTCACCCTCTATGGTAGCGTTCAAGGCGAAACTATATTCAGACGGGGATAGATCCTGTGGATGCTTATCCCTGTTCATCCCGGAGTCGGGAACCGCTATGTTAGAATTGTTCTGCACGATGTTATGTTTTTCGCAAAGATAACAAATCCGGCGGATAATCACTTACACGCCGGATCTTAACAAAAACTGTACGTATTATGCTAAAACATTCAAATCACGCGAATATAAAAAAATCCTCCTAACTTTCACAAGTCAGGAGGAAGACTAAACACTTAAAACGTCTCGTGGTAAAGCACAAAAACATAATAATTACGAATTTCCACCCATGTAGTTCGATTGCTTATCGGCATCCTCTACAGATATGTAAAAGAAACCGTTAGTCACGTATCTCTCATTGACATCCACAAAATCAGTAGATCCTTTGTCCACTCCTTTCTTCGATCCCTCATCACACACAGCTACCAGACTATTAAAGTCATTGGAATAACCTACGACTACACCGTGTATATCCCGATTTCGAGGATCGAATACGTATCTCATCTTACACCTATCTTGACATACTCCCACGCCTAAAGGCAGTGGGATTCTTGGATACAGACGCAAGAAACCCCGATATTACTATCGCTGGAATTACTCTTGCTCTCCAATTCGGAAATGCCCTTCCGAAGTATATTCCTAGCCGCTAATACATCCCTGTCATTAATTGACTCACATTCAGGACAAATCCATTTACGGTCTTTCAACGACAACAATTTATTGATATATCCACATTCACATGTTTTGGAAGAAGGATACCATTTATCGATCTTATGTACTATTACTCCGTATTTCAAAGATACATACATAAGCTTATCAATAAAAGAAGAATGACAAAGATCAGATATCTTCTTACCCCAAATGCGTCTCATGGCTTCAATATTTAGATCTTCAATAAAAATATAATCATATCTCTTACACAACTCATGAGCTAACTTCCATTGAAAATCAGATTTAAGATTATTAATTTTCCTATGCACTTGTTGTAACTCGAATAATCTTCTACTTCTGTTATTTGATCCCTTCTTGGCGTTTGAAACACGCTTACCGCACTTCTTAATCTTATCCTGATACCTTTTAAAGAACAAGGGAGAGGCAATCTCACTACCATCGCTTTTAGTTAAATAAGTTTTCAGCCCAAAATCCAATCCGACAGATGCACCATCATGTGTCTTTCTATAGGAGTTTACAGGATTATGATCTGTAACGATAATCAAACTAAATCGATGACAGGTCTCCCTAATTATTCTTATTTGTTTAATATTGCCTTCATAATGTCTACTGTATGAAAATTTAAAACGCTTCTTCCCTTTATTAATCGTAAAAATATTTCCATTTAACATAAACCCTCCTTGTTTAAAGACAAAAGAATTAAACCTATCAAATCTTTTAAATTTTGGAGGTCTTTTCGATCTCTTTTTAAAAAAACGACTATAAGACTCATCAAGCCTTTCGAGTATCTCCTGTACTGTTTGCGAATGAAGAAGATTCCTTTTTATCCTTTTAGCGAAATGTTTTTGCATCCTACCTATAGATATGTATTTCCCAGACATCCGGTAATAACGCTTCTGTAAGGAGAGGGCATGATTCCATACAAAACAACATTCACCAAGCATCTTATTAAGATGCTTGGTTTTCTTAGATCTGTATATATTATATTTGTATGAAATCATTTTATTATATTTGCTCCAAAGTTAAACAAATCAATTCATCCACAATCTAAATCAACGTGGTTTTGTTGGTTATCAAACCCCATCCCCGCTACCAAAGCCAAAACGCTCTTTGATATGTCACTCATGGTGGTATCCTTGGCCGGAGCCTTAGGCATAGAAACGCCTTCCATGACAAAATCCAACGCCTTATCTAAAAGCTCGTCGAAATCATCATCTCTTATATAATCCTTAAGCACCTCCAGTATATATAACCGGACATGGAGTTCGTTATTGACATCATTCAATGTAATCATAATACTAGTTTTTGGCAAAGCCAGATTATTTATGTGCAATAAAAGATCAAATATGTCATAAGTAAAGGACTAAAAAATAAAAAACTCCCCCATCCTCACGGACGAGAGAGCTGATAAATATTTGTATTATGAAAAAGAACAATCACTCACCTATTCTTACAATACAGTCACGAGATTCCTTGTTATAGATCATCGTGCCTACCTTAGAATACAAGGTCTTTATATTTTGCCAATTATCCTCGCCGTGAGCGGATACGTTAGTAGGGGCATCACCGGTATAAACCTCCTCGCCTCCTATATTGACAAAATCATATCCACGTTTCTCCATCGTTCCGCCCTTATAAGCTGTAAATTTGATAGTTACATTCCCTCTTTCTCGACCGCCATACCAGTTGCCGTATATACCACATCTGATCTCAAGAGGTAATTTATCGTAATTATCGCCATCCAATAACGGCCCCATCTGGATCAAAGCTGCCTCATTACCTGATTCCATGTTATCACCACCGTGGATAAGATAATCACCTACCCGTTCCTGCGTGGTCTGGTACTGTTTACTCCAACCAACCAGCTTGCCGTCCACGTCCTGGAGGCCGGTGTTGTCGAAGCCGGTTGCCGTATCGAAGTCAATGCCATCCTCGTCAGCCCAGATATACCTAAGCACAAGGAAATCGAACTCAGGGATGATCACCACCGGAACCGACTCCTGCCTGCACACGAACGTCTTCTCCTCCTTGGTGCCTTCTTTTATAACCTTGTACGTAGCCTGACGTATCTCTCCAGTCTCATTGATATCAGCGGTAACTCTAACCTCAGCAGGACCGGTACCACTTGTCTTATCTAAATGTATCCAATCAGCCATATCATCGTATTTTGTTAAATAAGTTTAATATACTTATCAAAAGCGTTGGGCCACATACGCTCATGAGACAGCATCCTCCTCCTATTATCCTCAGCCAGCTCCCGATAATCATTTAACGTGATCATCGACATCTTAAGCTCCTTCATAGCCCTAGCGAACTTACCCGGCTCCTGTTGGGCGTATAGTTTATAAGCGTCACCAGCGCCTTGTATCAAGCCATTCACGGCGGCGTTCTCGAAGATCTTCATCTTGATATACGTCTCGACATAATCCTCAAGGTATCCTAACGCCGTTTCTGGTATATACGGAAGACCGTCATCGTCCTTAGGCGTAGCACGATATATGATATAAATAAATCCATCAAACCCTGTATACATAGTATTGCCGGATATAGTTATATCATAATTATCCCAATCGTACTTATCCCGATACTTGTCGGCGGCGCAATCACGCCTCAATCCACGACCTATAGATAACCTTACTGGGTGATGATAATGAAAACGAACCTCGTGAGACCCTATATATATCTTCTCCGTGATCGTCTTCTCAAACTCCTCCTTACAGCACTCGGTGCAGGAGTTCCAACGGAACCCACGCTCGGTGCGCTCGACCCAGCCGATCTCGTGTTGGAGGTCAGCCTTAGCCTTGTCGCCGCCCGGTATCTCGCAAACCAGAGGCTCACATCTATAAGCGTCAAGCATGTCGAAAAAATCGGAAGGCAATACCGCCTGTTTGTTGCTGGTCTTGACAACCGCCTCGGACATGACCGCTATAACACCCCCGAACCTTTTCAAGGCGATCTCAGCCCATCTATAAACAGACGAGGTATCTATAGCCCCGCTATCATCGTATTTATGTAAATCGGCCTTGATCTCGGCCAATAAGCCCTTTATCGTCATATTTAAGTCTTTTGCACAAAGATATGTATTTGAATCATTGATACAAAAAAAATCTAGTCTACCCTCACGGGCTAACTGGATCACAAAAACTTCTACAGCTTATAAACCCATTTAACTCCAAATACCTTACTTTCAGATTCAACTTCCCTGTACAAGAACTTATATCTTCTTCCAGACTCCATAGCCAGCCTACATTCCTTGTTCAATGCCGGAGAGATATATAGATGAAAATACTTATTCCTGGGCATAAAATCCATACACGTATGGACGTAAGAATATCCACCTGTCCCACGTCTGTTAATAGTACCGGTAAGCTTATTCAAATATATCTTACGATTAGGATTTATCTTATGACACAGATAACCGATGTTGTTTATATAAACCCCACCCTCATTATCCAGATACTTATCACGTATGACCTTCCAGATCAACGACTGACATTCGAGAATATCATTCTTCTCTACAATCGTATGCTTCCTCCT